CTTAAAAATTTCTCCGGGGGATATTTTTAGGGTGCCCTTTAGGGTGCTTATTGTTGTTTTCTTGGTCTTCTTCCAAAACGGTGTTGGTGATCACTGTTCTTCTCCTTTTCAGACAATAAGCATCCTAAAGGGTACCACTAAAAGGTAGTCAAAACATTACATAATCTAATAGAAAGGAGGTACATTCAATGACCACCGATAATAAAACTATAACACAACCTAAAAAGAAGTTACCTCCTGCACGAACACCAGAGGCACAAGAGAACAGAATGATTTCACTTTCCATGGATCTAGCAGAACAACAGCTTCGAGATGGTAGTGCGAGTTCACAAATAATTACACATTTTTTAAAACTGGCCTCGACAAAAGAACAAATTGAAAAAGAAATTCTGGAACAACAGAAAGAATTAATTTCTGCAAAAACAGAAGCAATTAAAGCCCATGGTAGAGTTGAAGAACTTTATGCAAAAGCTCTTACAGCAATGCGAAGATATTCTGGTCAGACTAATCCAAGTGATGATAATTGGGATGATGATGAAAATTAGAACCTACACAGAACTTATAAAATTAAAAACTTTTGAAGAACGATTTGAATATTTGAAATTAAGTGGAAGTGTAGGAATTGGAACTTTTGGATTTGATAGATATATTAATCAAGATTTTTATCGATCTGTTGAATGGCGCCATGTTCGTCAAGATGTTATCGCTCGCGACGAAGCTTGTGATCTTGCTATTCTAGATCGACCAATATTTTCAAAAATTTTGATTCATCATATGAATCCAATAACAATTGAAGATCTTGAAAACAGTAATGATATTGCAATTGATCCAGAATTTTTGATTGTTGTTTCGCATCGAACACACAACGCAATTCACTTTGGAAACAAAACTAATTTATTAACCATCTCGCCAGAACGAAGAGAAGGAGATACAGATTTATGGGAACGAAGATATTAGATTCAATTAAAAAGTTACTTGGTATTGAAGCTGTTGATACAGCTTTTGATGAAGAATTGATTATGCATATTAATTCAGTTTTTCTAACACTTAATCAATTGGGTGTTGGACCAAGTGAAACATTTTCGATGACAGATTCGGATACCGAGTGGAGTGAGTTTCTTGATTTAGCAACAGATCTTGAAGCGGTTAAACCCTATGTCTATATTCGTACTAGACTATTGTTTGATCCTCCACAAAATTCTTTCTTGATTGGTGCTTTTGAAAAGCAGATTCAAGAATTAGAATGGCGACTACAACTTCAAAAAGAACCATATACATTAACGGCTGAAGCCGCGGCAGAAGCTGCTGAAGATGAGGAGATTATTTAATGGATAGTACTATCAAATCAATACTTGATATTATTGTTGGCTCTGGTCTTGCAACCGGGATTGATGTTTCGCGCTATAATGGTGCAGCTGATTTTGATCAAGCAGAATTTACAAAAACACTTGAGATAATCGATTATTGTATGGTTCGTGCATCATCGGGAGTTTCAGATGGAACAATTTATATTGATCCAGCTTTAGATACCTTTTATGCTGAGCTTGAAGAGCATCCACATATTGTTCGAGATTTTTATCATTATCTTTCTAGTCATTCAAGTTGGACGGCTCAGTATGATAAATTTATGAAAGCTATCGATGGACTTGCTTTTGAATGGTTAACACTTGATGGAGAAAAAATATTTAATGAAAAGTCAAGTGCCTTTGCATTATCTGCATATCGCTTTATGCAACAACTCCAAAAAGATTTCCCAGATAAAAGAATTAAATTTTATTCAAATCGATATGATTATTCCGATTGGTTTGATTATTATTACGACTTTGATCAATTTATGTACCATCATGCCCAATATCCTTGGTCGAAATGGGAAGTATCAAGTTATTATGTCCCGCAACTCCTCCAACACCTAAAAGATATTTTTGGAGGAGTACGCACTCCAAGTCTTCCACCATCAAGAAAAGATTATGAAATGTGGCAGATAGGGGCAAACACCGGAATCGGAAAAGAGTTGGGATTTGCAGCGGATTATTTGGATGTTAATGTTTCAAGACGACCATTAGATGAATTTAGAACTTTTTCTCATTTAGAGAGTCGTTGGGTTTCTGATGGAAGTGTCATTTCAATACCATCAGTCCCAATGACAAACGAAGAATTAACAGAAAAAGTCATCGCTCTTTGGAATAAAGTTTTTCCAAATGTTTAAACATAAATTATTTTAAAGGAGTTCAATAATGACAACTGCGGTTATGTCAGATTATTTAGAGGGAAAATTTATTGATTACATTTTACGTCAAGGATCTTTTCCTGCCCCAGCAAGTGTTTATCTTGCTTTATTTACAACCTCGCCAGCAGACGCTGGTGGTGGTGTCGAGGTCTCCGGTGGATCCTATGTTCGCAAACAATTAACGGGTGCCTTTGGAACCCCAGCAAATGGATCGGTAGCAAATTCGGCTATAATTTCGTTTATTACTGCAACTGCCAATTGGGGTGATGTTGCGGCTGTTGGAATTTTTGATGCTGTGAGTGGTGGAAATTTACTATTCTATGGGTCGTTTGGTGCACCCCTTACAGTTAATACTCTTGATACCCTTTCAATTGGTGCTGGAAATCTTGTGATAACATTAGGAACAAACGTTTCATATTTCCTGGCTAATGAAATGCTGGACCACATTCTTAATGGCGCATCATTTACTCAACCAACCAATGCATATTTAGCCTTATATACAACAATGCCCGATGCGGGAGATTCTGGTGGTGTTGAGGTTTCTGGTGGATCATACGCTAGACAACAATGTTTTGGTTCAGCAGAGTGGGCTGCGCCGGGTGCTACTGATGGACATACACAAAATGTAAATACGGAAACATATCCAACAGCAACAGCAGATTGGGGAACAGTTGTTGGTATGGCTATTCGTAGTGCAGTAACTGCCGGATCTTTATACTTCTTTAAAACTCTCACGATTAATCGGACGGTTTATACAAACGATATTTTCCGATTTAGTGCTGGTGAAGTAGATCTAACTCTAAGTTAAGGACGGGAGCTTCGGCTCCCTATATTTTCTTTTATAGGAGTTGGATATGGATAAGAAATTTCCAAGATTTTATTATGCTGATGGATCTCATAGTGACGCACAACCAAAAGAAACAATCGGAATTCAAGCCATAGTTCAACACACTCCATTTGGTGGGACGTTTTTAGCTTCTGGCGATGATTATTATATTTTTGATAATGGGCAATGGATTGGTGTTGATCTTTATGGAGCATTAGATTGGATGATGCATAAAGGATATTTGCTTTCTGGAAGAACCATTAATGATGAATCATATAGCAAGATTATAAATGATGCTCTTGACTATAGAGATTTAATGAGTTAAGGAGGTAATTCATGGCAACCGCATCAGTTGTTCAAAAAGCATATAGATTTAGAAATGATAATGGTAATGAGACTGGAGCAACTTGGATTGCGGCTGCTAATACGCCAATTTCGAAGAATGTTGATGAAACATTTCGTTTAAGATTTGTGGTTGGAGAAGTTAATAACAAGAATGATTCGAACGGGAGGGTTTTATATGCCTCCTATAGTGGTGGAAGTTATTTTCCAGTTACTACATCTTCAAATTATGTAAAACTTGTAAACTCGTCATTTGTCGCTGATGGTGCCGCTACAACACAACAACTTGGAACATTGACATTTGTTACGGGTCAGTTTGATTCTAATGGATCTGTTGGACTTATTGGACTTTGGAATACTGAGACTGAGTATGAATATTGTCTTCAAATAGATAGTAATACCGTGTTTAATGGAAATACAATTTCATTTAGGGTATATACTTCTGGCGGGGCACCTTTAAATGTTTATACTGTAACTCCCTCATTAACAGTTATTAAAACAACAACCATAACACATGAAGGTGCCGCTGCTATCGCCGCTTCATCAGAATTAACAGTTAGTGGATCAGTTGCTCATCCAACACATGAAGGTGCAAGTGATATTTCGGTTTCCTCTGAGTTAACAGTTAGCGGATCGGTTGGTAGTACAACCACACATGAGGGTGCAAGTAATATTTCAGTTTCCTCTGAGTTAACAGTTAGTGGATCAGTTGCTCATCCAACACATGAAGGTGTCGGCGATATTTCGGTTTCCTCTGAGTTAACAGTTAGCGGATCGGTCACTCATCCAACACATGAAGGTGTGAGTGATATTTCGGTCACATCTGAATTAACAGTTAGCGGATCGGTCGCTCATCCAACACATGAAGGTGTAAGTGATATTTCAGTTTCATCAGAGTTAACGGTTAGCGGATCAGTTGAATCATTGAGTTTCAAAGATGGTTCCACAGATATTCTAGTCTCATCCGAATTAACCATTAGCGGATCAGTCGCTCATCCAACTCATGAAGGTTCAAGTAATATTTTAGTGTCTTCTGAGTTAAGCCTTAGCGGATCAGTCGCTCATCCAACACATGAAGGTGCCGCTGCTATAACTGCTTTATCCGACTTAACAGTTAATGGATCAGTCGCTCATCCAACACATGAAGGTGCCGCTGCTATCGCCGCTTCATCAGAATTAACAGTTAGTGGATCAGTCGCTCATCCAATACATGAAGGTGCCAGCGATATTTCAGTTTCATCAGACTTAACAGTTAGTGGTTATGTTGAAGCTCCTGGGTATAAGGATGCTTCCACTGATATTTCAGTTTCCTCTGAGTTAACGGTTATTGGCTTAGTAACGCATCCAACTCATGAAGGTGCCAGCGATATTTCAGTTTCCTCTGAGTTAACGGTTATTGGCTTAGTAACGCATCCAACGCATGAGGGTACAGCAGCCGTTACAATCTCCTCTGAATTAACAGTTAGCGGATCAGTTGAATCATTGAGTTTCAAAGATGGTGCTTCTGATATTCTGATTTTATCCGAATTAACAGTTAATGGATCAGTCACTCATCCAACATATGAGGGATCTAGTATAATATTTGTAACTTCAGAAGTTCTTGTTAATGGTTATGTGATACATCCAACACATTATGGATCGGCTAATATTAGTATAGATTCAAACTTGTTTGTAAATGGATTTATAACTACGCAAGGAATTTATGAAGGTTATGCGGATATTTTAATCGATTCTACTTTTGATATTGCTGGATTTATAACGCCTTTTGACATTGCTCCAGTTGTTAGAACCATTAAGATTATGGCGGAAGATAGATTAATACCAATTATATTTGAAGATAGATCAACAAAAATTATGTTTGAAGATCGAACTCTTCGAATAATTAATGAATAAGAGGTGTAAATGGATATACCAATTTTTACAAAACTTCCTGGTAGTACCCAACTTGATTTTACATTTGATTGGAACTATACAGATGATCTGGATGAAGATCCCTGGCTAGAAGAGAATGAAACGATTGTTAATTATGATGTGGTTTCATCAAATCCAGCCGAATTAAGTGTAATTTTAGTTATGCAAAGTCTAGGTCAGGTTACTGCCTGGGTTACTGGTGGTATTCTAGGAAATTCTTATATATTGACATGCCAGGTAGAAACATCGAATGATCCTCCTCGCATTGAGAAAAGAATGATGACAATTAAAATCGTTGATAAAAAGTAATAGTATTAAAGGAGAGTTATATGTTTAGTGAGGCTTTAGGTATTTTAGCAGGACTTGGCAGTCTTGGTGGGTTAATTTCCGTGATTGTCAATCTTCTTAAACGCTTTAATGTTGTTAAAGATGGAACAAGCGATAAATGGGTTAAGGGTTTAAATCTTCTTGCCTTTATTGGAGTTTCAGCAACGTTGTTATTTAATGTTCATGTTGATTGGAATGCTGTAAATTTACTTCTTGGTTTTATTGTAACAGCTTTAGGTTATCTACTACAACTGCTTAGCAGTAAATTGGCCTATAAACTTACCAAGGGAATTCCGGTTATTGGATATTCATTTAGTGATCAAAAATCTGAATAGTCTCTTTGATAAGGAGATTCTTCTTAATGGATAGGTTAATTTTAAAGGAGAATAGAAAAGATATTCGGATTAGAATCTGGACCCCAAGCGATCAAATAGTATGCCTTTTGGCTTATGATAAGAAGATGATTTCAAATTTCTCTATTCTATCATGGGGTCCAGTTATTAATAGGAATCTCGAATATATTTCACAACATCATAAACCAACTACATAAAAGGAGATTTCTTTGGTGAATTCAATCATTAACGATATTTTAAATGGACCCGGAAACGCTCAACATAAATTAGAAAGAATTTATGGAAAGCATCTTTCTTATCATAATGCCGCTCTATATTTAGCTGGTATAAAATTACACATTAATAAATTTAATAAAATTGTACAACTAGAACCAGAGATACAACATGATATTGAGGAACATAAAGAAAAAACAACTGAAGGGGTTACATTTAAAGTAAACAAAGATAAAAGTACGACGATTCAACAGGATATTTATTTAACCGATGAAGAAGCATCTAGCCCACATGCTGTTATGGCAAAGATGGGATTAGATCCAATGCTATGGGAAGTTTTAAGTTATACAGTTGAAAAGGGTTCATGGGATACAACGATGAAACTTGACAATTCAGAAATAATTGATGGTATAGTTGTCAAATCATCGCAACCACACACTGTCCAGAATAGGAAATGTTCAGTTTCTTTACGAGTTAAACCAACTGGCGGAAATCTTACATTTCCTCAGGTCCTTGAAGCTTTTAAAGAGCTTGAACCAGCTAGTCTTGATACAATCAAATACAAAGCCCCAACATCAGATAGTTTATTATTTGAATTACCAATGATGGATGCCCACTTTGGTAAATTAGCATGGTGGGAAGAAAGCGGGGCCGATTATGATCTTAAAGTTGCGGAATACTTATGGGTTAGTACAATAGAAGATCTAATTGAAAAAGCTTTAAAATTTGGTAAGTTTGAACAAATCATATTTCCGATCGGACAAGATTTGTTCCACTATGATACACCAAAGGCAACAACAACAAATGGAACACAATTAACAACTGACACCCGTTGGCAGAAAATGTTTCGAAAAGGTGTTGATATGTTGGTTTGGAGTATTGAAAAACTACGTAAAATTGCACCGGTTGAGATATTATGGACTCCTGGAAATCATGATCGTATGTTAAGTTATGCGGCTGTTGTTGGACTTGCTCAACGTTATTCGAAAACAGATAGCGTTACAGTTGATTTAACGGCAACTTCACGAAAATATAGATTGTTTGGTAAAAATCTTATTGGCTATTCTCACGGAGAACAAGAGGGAAAACGTTTGCAAGGATTAATGCAAATTGAAGCTCCCGAGTTATGGGGCAAATCTATATTTCGCGAATTTCATTTGGGACATTTACATACAGAAATGTTAACAACAGTGAATGGTATTGGTTTTCGACGAATTGGTGCTATAACTGCAAATGATGCCTGGCATACGGACAACGGATTTGTTGGAAGCACGAGATTAGCCCAAGCTTTTATTTGGCATAAAGATTTTGGTCTTCAAGCAGTTTTAAATAGTAATGTAATTAAACGAATTAATGATATTTAAAGAAAGGAGGCGGCATGATAGTTAAAGATGATCAACGGGTAATTACTCATTATGGTATTCGAGGTATGAAATGGGGTATTCGTAATGATGGTTCTGCGGATGCTAGACGTGCAAAGGCCAAAAAAATTACAAAGAATATAAGTACTCAAGATAGTATGGGAGCAGCTTCTGATTTTGCAAATGCAAATTGGGCTTCTAAAACCGTTCCAGAAAAGATGTTTGGGGCTATGGCAAATACTATTGCACTTGATATGCTTGGCTCGATGGCTACTCAGGGAAAACCTCCAGATTTTAAAGATCCTAAATGGGCAGTAAATCTTGTGGTTAAGGCAGCAACAACCTATGGGATTAAAGAAATAAATTCAAACAATGCTTTAAAACGTTATACAGATGAAGGTAAACGCGATCCAACAAAAAAGCAATATGATGGATTTACTCCAGAACATGCAATTTCTTTAGGTATTCGAGGCGGATTGCTTGCCGGACGAGTAGCTGTTGGAATAGGTACAAAAAAATTAGTTGACGTTGTTAAAACAAGACGAGAAACTGAAGCGCGTATGGATAGTTGGGGATCCAGGTTATTTGATACCAAAACTTCGGATATGCATACAATCTATGATGATGGTTATATGTCTATCCTCGAAAAGATTAAGCCGTAAATATTATGACACTATCAAACACGGCAACTCCAATTTATTATAAAGCGTTTCGAGAATCCGTGTTGCGAGGTCAGATACCAGTTTGTAAAGAAATCGCATTGGAAATGAATCGCATTGATGAGTTAGTGAGAAATCCATCAATTTACTATGATTCAGATGCTGTTGAAGGTTTTGTTGCTTTCTGTGAAGAGGAATTAACTTTAACAGATGGTGCGGACCTTCATTTGTTAGATACTTTTAAGCTATGGGCTGAACAAATATTTGGATGGTATTACTTTATTGAAAGAAGTGTATACGAACCAAATGCTGATGGTAGTGGCGGACGTTATGTAACACGAATGATTAAAAAGAGACTTATAAATAAGCAATATTTAATCATTGCCCGTGGTGCCGCGAAATCGATGTATGCAAGCGCTATTCAAAACTTCTTTTTGAGTGTTGATACTTCAACAACCCATCAGATTACAACCGCCCCAACCATGAAGCAAAGCGAAGAAGTATTGTCACCAATTCGAACTGCTATTACTCGAGCTCGCGGTCCACTGTTTAAGTTTTTGACCGAAGGTTCAATACATAATACTACTGGTAATAAAGCCAATAGAGTAAAATTATCATCTACAAAACGTGGTATTGAAAACTTTCTAACTGGTTCTTTATTAGAAATTCGCCCAATGTCTATAGATAAGTTGCAGGGTCTTCGCCCAAAGATAACAACGATAGATGAATGGTTATCGGGAGACATTAGAGAAGACGTTGTTGGGGCCATTGAACAAGGCGCAAGCAAATTAGATGATTATTTAATTGTTGCTGTGAGTTCCGAAGGGACTGTTAGAAATAGCAGTGGTGATACAATCAAAATGGAACTTTTGGACATTTTAAAAGGCGAGTACATTAATCCACATGTCTCGATTTGGTATTACAGACTTGATGATATCAAAGAAGTTGAAGATCCACGGATGTGGTTAAAAGCCAATCCAAATCTTGGAAGAACTGTAACATATGAGGCATATCAACTAGATGTTGAAAGAGCTGAAAAAGCTCCTGCAACACGGAATGATATTCTCGCAAAGCGCTTTGGTATACCAATGGAAGGTTATACATACTTCTTTACTTATGAAGAAACCTTACCACATCGTCGTCGAAATTTTTGGCAACTTCCCTGTGCCCTTGGCGGAGATCTTTCACAAGGTGATGATTTCTGTGCTTTTACATTTTTGTTTCCTCTTTCTCGAGGAGAATATGGTATAAAAACCAGATGTTATATTTCAAGTTTAACCTTAATGAAGTTACCAGGGGCGATGAGAGCCAAGTATGATGAATTTATTGAAGAGGCATCACTAATGGTTTTAGACGGAGCTGTTTTGGATATGATGGATGTTTATGAAGATCTTGATAAGTTTATTATCGATCAACAGTATGATATAAGAGCATTTGGGTTTGATCCATATAATGCTCGAGAATTTGTTGAACGATGGGAACGAGAAAATGGACCTTTCGGTATTGAAAAGGTAATTCAAGGTGCAAAGACAGAATCAGTTCCTCTTGGTGAACTTAAAAAGCTTAGTGAAGAAAGGATGTTAATATTCGATCAAGAACTATTTTCATTTACTATGGGCAATTGTGTTACAATGGAAGATACTAATGGCAATAGAAAGCTATTAAAGAAAAGGCATGCGGAAAAGATTGATTCTGTTGCCGCCCTTCTAGATGCTTATGTTGCATATAAATTAAACAAAGAAGCATTTGAATAGGAGGTATAATGGACAATACATCCAATCGTATTTTTAAATTACAGAATAGTGTAGTATATTTAAAGAAAGGAGGTAAACATGAGTAATAGTATGAAAGGTAGTACAGATCTTCGTCGAGTTAATTCACTTATTCATTCTGATGATGAGGAATCAGTGTTAGCCCATTTTGGTGTACTTGGTATGAAATGGGGCGTTCGTAAGGCTAGTGATTCTGAAGGCGGTAATTCTAGTGGATCAAAAGGGGCTTCTGGTAAAAAGAGTGTCGAAGAAGATTGGCACGAGGCAACTAAAGGTATGCCCACCGGTAAAAAGTTTGCCATTGGGATGGCACTTGGACCATATTGGGGTGCGAAATTTGTTAATAAACAAAAACAAGATGCTGCAGATCCAGTAAAGGTTATGAAGAAGGAAAAGAAAGCTTTAAGTAATAAAATTGTCAAAGACTTTGATAAAGAAATGGAAGCACAAAAACCCTGGGATAGTATTAATAAGGAATATAAGGCTAAATATGGTAGTAAATTAAAGTGGAATGATGACCAAGCCGAAGAATATTCTAAAGCAATGACAAAAAAGACGGAGGATATTTTAAATAGTGTTGCCACCAAGCATCTTGCGGGAACAAATTATAAAATAACCCAGATTGAAGGCTTTAATGATTTTTTACCAGACTTTCAATTAACGCAGGTAACTGATTTAGAACATTCAGCGCTGCAACATGCAAAAGCAAATGAACGAAGTTGGGTACTTGAAACAGAATTTGATAGTGATAATTTTGTAACCGGATTTAAATTTCCAGCCGAATTCTTTGAAGTCAATGAGGAAGATCTTGCCGCATTAGCTGAGGAAGATGAGGGCGACGACGATGAAGCAGAATAAACAGAGTGATGATCTAAAACATTATGGCGTTAGCGGTATGAAATGGGGTATTCGTAAAGGTGAATCGAGTGGTTCTAATATTAAAAAAGATCGGAAATCTGCATTGAAAAATCGTCGAAGTCTTTCCGATGAGGATCTTGATAAACGAATTAATCGTCTACAGAAAGAAAAGCGATTTAAAGATCTTCAAGAAGACGATATTACTCCAGGTATAAAAGCAACTAAAAATTTTATGAGTAAATATGGCGGAATTGCTCTCGGTTCAATGGCTGGTATAATTGGGGCCAAGTTAGCTAAAGCGGCAATGAAGACGAATCCTGGTGATATTCTTGATGCCATTGCTACAACACTTGTTAAAGTTCCGAAGACAATTATTGGGTGATATGATGATTCTAATATTTGCAATACGAATTAACAAGAAAGTAGGATACATATATGAAAAAGTAATCAGAAAAGGAGGCTAATCTATGGCCCAACCAATTAGTTATAGAATGCGGAAGGCATGGAATGCATTTCGCGGGGTCTCTGATGAAGAGTATACATATCGGGATCTTGGATATTATTCATCTGTTGGTCCATCAACTCCTCGCTTTTCTGGAGGCAACGAAAAGACCATATTAACGGCCATTTATAATCGTATCGCGTTAGATGTTGCTTCGTATGATTTGGCTCATGTTCGAGTTGACGATCAGAATCGTTATTTAGAAACTTTGAATACCGGCTTAAACAATTGTTTAACAATTGAAGCAAATAAAGACCAGACCCATCGATCATTTTTACAAGATGTTATTTTGAGTATGTTTGACGAAGGTTCAGTTGCGATTATTCCAACGGATACAACAATATCTCCAATCTCGACCGGTGGCTTTGATATTTTATCTTTACGAACTGGAAAGGTCATGGCTTGGTATCCAAACCACGTTCGGATTGAAGCATACAATGATAATAAAGGAATCAGGGAAGAAATAACATTACCTAAAGCTATTGTTGGTATTATTGAAAATCCACATTATGCAGTTATGAATGAACCAAATGGTACTCTTCGTCGATTAATTCGTAAATTAATTTTACTAGATGCTGTTGATGAGCAGAGTGGGAGTGGAAAACTTGATTTAATTATTCAATTACCATATGTTATTAAAACCGAAGCAAGGCAAAAGCAAGCCGAAGAACGTCGGTTAGCTATTGAGCGTCAGTTAAGTGGAAGTAAGTACGGAATTGCTTATACTGATGGCACAGAACGAATTACACAATTAAACAGACCTTCCGAAAACAATTTGCTTGAGCAGATAACTTATTTAACTAATCTGCTGTATAGTCAACTTGGGATTTCGGCAGATGTGTTTGATGGAACAGCAAGCGAATCTAAGATGATGAATTATTATAATCGAACTATTGAACCCCTGGTAACAAGTGTTACCGATGAAATGCGTAGAAAGTTCCTGACAAAAACAGCACGAACTCAAGGGCAAAGAATAATGGGATTCAAAGATGTTCTGCGTTTGATTCCAGCAAATGAATTAGCTGATATGGCTGATGGATTTACACGTAATGAAATATTAACATCTAATGAAGTTCGATCTGTTCTTGGACTAAAACCATCCACTGCTCCTCAAGCGGATGAGCTGCGTAACAAGAACATGCCGCAGCAAGATCAACCAAATTATCAGGCAAATCCTCAATTGGAAGCGCCGACAGAAGACATTGCCGAGGAAGATGGTGAAGACCTAGATGAAAATTCAAAATAGAAGGAGTTATAAAAATTATGGCTAAAAAAGGTTCATATGACTTTAGTGGTTACGCAACTAGAGTCGGCTTGAAATGCACCGATGGACGGACTATTCTTCCAGATGCTTTTCAAGATAACGATGGCCAGACCGTTCCATTAGTTTGGCAACATTTGCACAATGAGCCAAGTAATATTCTTGGACATGCAGTGCTTGAAAATCGTAAAGATGGCGTATATGCATATTGTTCATTTAATGAGTCTCCTGCAGCACAAGATGCTAAAGAAGCCATTAAACATGGAGACATCAAAGCGCTATCAATCTATGCCAATTCACTTGTTGAAAAGGCAAAGAATGTCGTGCACGGTGTCATTAGAGAAGTGAGTCTTGTCATTGCTGGCGCAAATGCTGGAGCATATATTGATAATATCGCATTTCAACATGGTGATGGATCAATTGTTGAAGATGAAACAGAAGCAATTATTTCATCTCAAGATGAGTTGGAGATTTATCATGCTGAGAATAAAACCGATTCTGAGGAAAAGGATGCGGCCGATGATCCAACCGTTGCAGAAATTTTTGACACATTTAATGACCAGCAAAAAATAGTTGTTTATGCTATGATTGCTGAAGCGATGAAACAAGCTTCCGAACTTCAAAACGAAGACGAAGAAGAGGAAACAACCGAAGTTAAACAAACATCTATTGAAGGAGATTCTGATATGAAAAAAAACGTTTTTGACAAATCTGTTACTGAAGGAGAAAATCTTATGCACAAATTAACACGTGACGAACTGCGCGAGATCCTGGCCGATGCTCAGCGCTCACAGGCTAGCCTGAAAAATGCGTTCCTGGCCCATGGCTTTGATTCAATTCAGGATGCCTATATGGCTTATGAGGGCAATGAGGAAGACAAAGCTTTACAACATTCAATTACTGATATTGGATATTTGTTCCCCGATGGTTATCGGGGAACTTCTCCAACCCCACAATTCCTTTCACGACGAATGGAGTGGGTAGGCAAGGTCTTTGGGGCTGCCAAACACGTTCCCTTTTCCAAAATTAAGACTCTTGTTGCAGATTTGACACCGGAAACCGCTCGGGCAATGGGTTATGTTAAAGGAAATGAGAAAGCTGAAGAAGTTATCGCTATTCTCAAACGCACAACCGATCCGCAAACCGTCTACAAGAAACAGAAAATTGATCGCGATGACTTGATCGATATTACCGATTTTGATGTAATTGTTTGGTTACGCAATGAAATGCGTGTTATGTTGGAAGAGGAAATTGCTCGTGCAATGTTACATTCCGATGGCCGCTCTGTTGCAAGCGATGATAAAATTATCGAAACCAAAATTCGCCCAATTGCTCTGGACGCTGCCTTATATGCAGTTCCTGTAAATGTTGAAGCAACTGGTGCTAATACAGCACCAACAACCGCCGAATTGATTGATGCAATCGTTATGGGTCGTAAAGATTACCAGGGTAGTGGTACCCCCACATTCTTCACAACTCCTGATATTCTGAGCAACATGTTGTTACTCAAGGATACAACCGGTCGTCGCTTATACCAGAACGAAAGCGATTTAGCAGCTGCTTTGCGTGTAAAAGAAGTTGTTGAAGTTCCAACCATGGATGCTTTTCCGAACCCAAGTACTGCTGTCTTTGCTAAAAGTTGGTTAGCTGGTGTGGTTGTTAACATGGCTGATTATTCCCTGGGTGCCGATAAAGGTGGTGCATTAACAATGATGGATGATTTCGATATCGATTACAATCAATATAAATACTTAATCGAAACTCGTATCTCTGGTGCATTAACTGTTCCACATTCAGCTTTGGTTATTTGGACTGAAGATACATCCGTTTAATCTGGCTAATTGATATTTTGAGGGGTTAGGAAACTGACCCCTCTTTTATGACTGGAGATATTATGGCAAAATTTTATGGTAAAGTTGGTTATGTTACTTCAAAACAGGTATCTCCGGGAGTATTTGAAGATGATGTTGTAGAACGCATATATCGTGGCGATATTTTACAAAACTCGAGACGCTGGGAAGCAACTGATAATCTAAATGATAATCTTGTAATAGCAAATCAAATAAGTATAATTGGCGATATATTTGCGTATGCAAATCTTGAAACAATTAAATATGTGATATGGCAGGGCGTTAAATGGAAAGTATCAACTATTGAAATTGCACGTCCGCGCTTGATTTTAAAATTGGGCGAGGTCTATAATGGATGAGTTTGGTTCAACGAAACGACGCGCATTACATGATATTTTAGTAATATTGTTAGGTAGTAGTTATGTTTACTTTCAACCCCCAGCATCGATAAAGATGACCTATCCATGCATAACATATTTTTTGGATACAATTAATACATCATATGCTGATTCTATTAAGTATAAGAACAAAACGCGTTATACTGTGACCATTATAGATAAAAATCCAGAATCCGAGATTCCAAATTCTTTAATGAATCTCGAGTATTGCAGTTTTGATAGGCATTTTGTTGCTGATAATCTACATCATTTTACATTCATTTTATACTACTAAAGGAGTTAATTATTATGGTAGCATTAGTTTGGGATGCAATCGGTGAACGTTTTTACGAAACCGGTGTTAGTAAGGGCGTTCTATATCCTATGGACGCTTTGGGCGCATATCCTCTTGGGGTTGCCTGGAATGGTTTAACAGCCGTTTCAGAATCACCCTCAGGAGCGGAGGCTACTCCATTTTATGCGGATAATATTAAGTATTTATCGCTTGTTGGCGCAGAAGAATTTGCTGCAACTATTGAAGCTTTCACTTATCCAGATGAATTTGCAGCATGTGACGGATCTGTTGAAGCTGTAGTTGGTGCATTTATTGGTCAACAATCAAGAACCAAATTTGGTTTGGTTTATGTAACGGTTCTTGGTAATGATGTTGAAGGTAATGATCTTGGTTATAAGATTCACATTATTTATGGTGCTCAGGCTTCTCCCTCAGAGAAAGCGTACAGCACTATTAATGAAACCCCAGAAGCCATTACTTTCAGTTGGGAACTTTCAACAACCCCTGTTCCTGTGACGGGCCACAAACCTACAGCAACATTAGTTATTGATAGTACAAAAGCAAATGCCGCAAAATTGGCTTTGCTTGAAAAAGAATTGTTTGGTGATACTACAACTGAGCCGAACTTACCATTACCAGATGAAATTATTACTTTGTTAACCGCTGTTTAGCAGTTTAACTGGTAATACAATGGCCCCAAACTAATACTTTGGGGCCTATATTTTAATCTAAAAAGGAGAAATTAAAGTATGTTAAAACAAACAATTAAATTTACCGACTTCAATGGCGTTGAACGTACAAAAGATCTATATTTTCATGTCTCAAAAGCCAATATCTTAACAGCTTCTGATGATTCATATAGTGAGATTATGAGGCTCGGAGAACAACTGAAAGAACGCGGATTGTTATTAGAACAAACCGGAAGTGAATTTGATGAAAAAGATCCGTTTAATCCAAAGACACAACTTGTCGCGGAAAGTGCCAGAATGGTTGGTCGTCTATTAGATAAACTTATTGACCTTTCTTATGGTGAACGTAGTGAGGATGGATCCGCATTTAATAAATCTTCAGAAGTTTTAGTACGGTTTAAACAATCGGCTGCATATGATGCTTTTGTTGAGCAAATGCTTACAAACCAAGATGATATGCTTAAATTTATTCAACGGTTGTTGGATCGATAGGATAGATTCTTTTCATTTAGCAGATAAGCGAGATAAGAAATGTTAATTATAACTACATCCCAAAAAGAGTATTTTGATGAATCAACCTCTAAGTTTGTTGACGTGCCAGGTAGGCAGATTGAATTAGAACATTCTCTTATCTCGCTATCTAAATGGGAAACCAAATGGTGTAAACCCTTTTTAACTAAAGAAAAGAAAACCAATGAACAAATTCGCGATTATGTTAAATGTATGATCGTTTCTCGAAATGTTCCAGAAAAAATTGAGGACATTATAACGGATGATCAATTAACAACAATTAATGAATACATTGACGCTCCCATGACAGCTACAACATTTGGTAAAACGCAACAGACAGGACGACAACACGAAGTAATAACCTCCGAATTAATTTATTATTGGATGATTGCCCTTAATATTCCATTTGAATGTCAAAAGTGGCATCTTAATCGTCTTTTGACCCTTATTCGAGTTTGCAGTATTAAAAATAGCCCGCAAAAGAAAATGTCTAGAAATGAAATTCTTGCACAGAATAGAGCATTAAATGCTGCGCGTCGAAACCAATTACAAACGAAAGGATGATGCCGTGAACAATGAAGATTTAGATCAAAATTTGAACGAAGAATCAAAAAGGCCGACTAAAAATCGAGAAGATTTTATAAAGTCGCTTTTTAAACCACCAGCTCTTGTTGACGAATCGGACGAAGTATCTATCAATGAAGAGGTAGATGAAACTGATTCGAAATGGACCCAAAATGAAAAATTACCAGAGTTTATACCATATAATGTTATAGCAACTGCTAGTGTTCCATCTCATTCCGGACCTGGGAGAAATTATCCAATGGAATGGCCAACAAGGATTGGGGAAATTTTTACTGTTTTTGAAACCGAACAAAGAGGCAAAATTATTTGGGGAAGAGTCTCAGATACCAGATGGGTGATTCTTAATTTTACAAGAAGGGAACACTAGAATGACATGGAACCTTGGCAAATTATTGTAACTGCTGCGGCTGGGATTGTAACAATCCTTACGCTCTTTGAAAAAATTGGAAAAATTATTAAGGATGCAAAAAGAGCTGATGACTCAATGGATGAAGTTCGTAAGCTTCCGAAAAAGATTGAGGAAATTAATCGTCAATTACAGGAGTCAAGTAACTCCCAAGCTTTAATGGCCGAGGCCTTAAAGGGTATAATTCGTAATGAACTTTATATGTGCTTTAAAGAACATCGCGATATCGGGGCCTGTACTGATGATGAATTTAGGGTCCAAACAGCTCTTCATGAAACATATAAACGATTAGGTGGAAATGGAGAAGAGGCCGTTTGGTGGGAAAAGAAAACACGTTGGAGAATAGTTTCCGAAGAGGAATTTGAACGACTATATCTTGAATATCTTGAAAAACAATGCCCTGACTAAATGAAAGGAGGTGCTATGATACGGATTACTCATAAAGGCCAATTTCAGCCCACATTTAAATTCTTTAATGATACTAAAATCAAATTACCGTCTAGAATACGGGCTATATTTGAAAAGTACGGTCAAATCGGTGTTATGGCACTTCAACAAGCAACTCCAATAAGAACTGGTGAAACCGCTAGTCAATGGGGATACGAAATAGATGGCGCAAAACTGGTATTTACAAATGATCATATTGTTGGTAATGGTATTCCATTAGCTATATTAATCCAATATGGTCACGGAACCGGAACGGGTGGATATGTTCAAGGAATAGATTATATTAATCCTGCATTGCGACCTATATTTGATAAAATTGCAGATGATTGCTTACGGGAGGTTGCAAACTTATGAGTAAAACGATTGACAGACGTGTTGCACAACTAGATTTTGAAAATTCCGGATTTGAAAAAAATATTGCTAGATCTGAAGATTCTTTAAAAAAGTTTAATGATGCTTTAAATAAAACCGATGGCGGAGGCATGAATCAGCTTGGTGGAATTGCCGGTGGAGTTATGGGTAAGTTTTCAGTCTTAGGAGCGATTGCTACTGGGGCATTAATGAAAATCGGTAATCAAGCAGTAGTTGCAGGCCAACAATTATTAAAGTCATTAACATTGGATCAAATTACGGCGGGGTTTGGTGAATACGAGTTAAAGATTAATTCCATTAAAACAATATTGGCCTCTGGTAGAACTGCCGAGGGTTTACCAGTAACTTTAGATCAGGTTAATCAAAAACTAGAAGAATTAAATAATTATGCTGATCAAACCATTTATAGTTTTTCAGATATGACTTCAAATATTGGTAAATTTACAAACGCTGGAGTTAATCTAGATTTAGCTGTTGCCTCTATTCAAGGTATAAGTAATGCCGCTGCTTTAGCTGGCGCCAGTTCATGGGATGCATCAAGAGCAATGTATAATTTTGCCCAAGCATTATCTGCTGGTTATGTTAAATTAATTGATTGGAAATCCATCGAGACCGCAAATATGGCAACTGTAGATTTTAAAACCGAGTTGTTAGAAGCAGCCGTTGCAGCAGGAACTCTAGAAAAGACGACAGATGGACTTTATAAAGTTCTTAGTGGCAATGGAATGGATGAACCAATTAGCGCTACTAAATACTTTAATGAATCTTTGCAAGAGCAATGGATGACAACCGAAGTATTAACTACAACATTAGCAAAATATGCAGATGAAACAACTGAGATTGGTGCTAAAGCAACAGAAGCTGCGCAAAAAGTAAGAACTTTCAGTCAGTTAATGGATACAACGAAAGAAGCTCTTGGCTCTGGTTGGGCAATGACATTTGAGCATATTTTTGGAGACTTTAAAGAGGCCTCGGAGCTTTGGTCTAATATCTCGAGCCTAATAGGGACTATTGTAGGACAAACCTCTGCTGCTAGAAACGAAATGGTAGAACTTTGGAGTTCTGCTGGAGTTTTTAAAGCTGTTTTATATAATATAGACACACCAATAAAGAGTCTATGGGAAATTTTACAAACAGTTACAGATGCATTTAAAGAGATATTTCCCCCAAAAACAAAATTCGAACTGGTCCTATTGGCACAAAGTATTAGGGAGTTTTTAAATTCGCTTGTTCTTACAGAAGAACAACTTGATAAAATTAAAACCATATTTAAGGGAGTTTTTTCGGCATTGCAGTTAGGTTGGAATGTTATTAAAGGCGTTATAAAAGGTCTTGTTGATGGAATAAAGCAGGTCTTTGATATGATTCCGAAAAAAGATGGTGCGGATATTTTAAGTTTCTTTGCCAGACTTGGAGATTGGTTTATTAAGTTGAATGAATCAGCTAAAAAAGCTGGAACATTTGTTGCCATTGCGAAAGCCATAGCAGATACTATTGTACTAATTGCTACTAAGATTAAAGATGGTATGAAAGCTTTGAAAGATTCAAAATTCTTTACTGAAAGTTTAAAGAATATTTTTACTAAGTTTCAGGACTGGTCAATCAATCTTCCTAAATTTGAAAAGGTTGGTGACTTCTTTCAAGGATTTAGTGATAAACTTGCATCTATGAAGGGCGTTAGTACGGAGGGTTTGGATAAGTTACATGATAGTTTAAAAACGTTTTTTACTTATGTCGGTGATAAATTATCCCCTATATGGGAATTCCTAAAAGGTGTCTTTGACAAAATTAAAACTTTCTTTGCTGATACATGGAAAACTGAGGGCCTATCGGGCTTTCTTAAAATTGCAACTGGTTTTGCGGTTGGTGGAGCTGGGTATGGAATTCTTGATTTCTTTAAAAGTATGGCAGGAATTGGTGATGGTGTAGGAGGTGCTATTGAAAATATTAGTGGTATATTTGATGGTCTCAAAGGTACCTTAGAAACCTATCAAGAGACTCTCAATGCACAAAAACTTCAAACCATTGCCATAGCAATAGGTATATTGGCCCTAGCATTGTTGGTATTAACTCTGCTACCCAGCGATAAACTTTTATCAGCTAGTACAGCTATAACTGTCTTATTTGCAAATTTAGGTGCAGCAATGGTCGTTTTGGATAAATCTGGCGGGGGCGGGTTTAGAGGCGCGGCAAACATGTTAATATTAGCAAGTGCCGTCTTTATTTTGGCCCTTGCTCTAAAACAACTAGATGGTGTGGATCCAAATAGTATTCTGGCCATGAGCGTAGTCATTGCTGAATTAATAGCATCAATGATGCTTCTCAGCAAAGGTGGTGGAAACATTACTGGAGCTGCAACTGGAATGATGGGATTGGCCCTTGCTGTAATTTTAATGGCTGGAGCTGCAAAGATATTTGCTACCATGAAACCAGAGGAACTTCAACAAGGGATAACGGCAATATCGGTCCTTATGGCTGAGATGCTTATATTCTCGGTTGTAATGGGTCAAATGGGTACCAACGCTCTTGGAATTGCAGCTGCTGGTTTAGCTATGGGTATTATTGCAATCGCATTATTAGAACTTACTGGAGTAGTAGCAATTCTTGCAACAATGTCGGTGGATGATTTAACAAAAAGTATTGGAGCACTTGGTGCCATGATGGCACTTTTAGCTATTGGTATGATTGCAATTGCAAATCCCCAGGTGTTATTTGGGGCTGCTGCAATGATTCTTATCGCAGCTGCTTTAGCTATATTTGTGCCTTCCTTATTAATGCTTGGTAGTTTACCACTTGAAGTTATTGGAAAAGGATTACTTGCAATTGCTGGGATATTTGCTATTCTTGGTATTGCAGGTATGGTTTTAGCTCCCGTAGTTCCAGTTATTGCCGCTCTAGCTGTCTCTATATTCTTAATTGGATTAGCAACTCTCGCTGCTGGTGCTGGTTTGATGTTGTTTGGAACCGGACTAGCACTCGTTGCTGCCGGTGGCGCTGGAGCAATTGCAGTAATGATATTTGGTATTAAGGAATTCTTAAAACTTATTCCATTTGCGGTAACACAAATTGGTAATGGATTTATGGCATTTCTTAAAATTATTATTAATAATGCTCCATTAATTGGACAAGCAGTACTAACAATTTTAACAACAGTCTTAACAACAATAGGAAAAGCCATTCCGTTGATCGTTGAAACGATTCTTAATCTCCTTACAACACTATTGACAGCAATAACGGAACGCTTACCAGATTTTATTCAAGCTGGTTTCGATTTATTATTAGCATTCTTACAAGGAATCGCAGATAATATTCAACAAGTTATTGAGATTGCAGCCGATATTCTTATTAATTTTATGGATGGAATTGCAGCTAAAATCCCAGAAATTATTCAATCTGGTGTTGATATTATTACGGCATTTCTTGAAGGAATAGGAGATGCAACCATTGAGATTACAAATACCGCTTTTCAAGTGATTATTGACTTTATTAATGGATTAGCGACTGCTATTGAAACTAACACTCCATTATTATTAGAGGCGTGTGAAAATTTAGCAACAGCTTTCTTGGATGGAGTTAAATCATATTTGAAAATCGAAGAAGGAGAAACTATTGCTGGTTATGTAGTCCAAGGTTTAATCAACGGAATTACGAATGGTATTGCAGATGTTCTGGCAGCGGCAAAGGACTTGGGCCGAGGTATTATTGATGCTATAAACGAAGCCATGGGTAATGAGTCTCCGTCAAAGGAAACATATGCTAGCGGTCGTTATGCAGATGAAGGTTTAATAAATGGTCTGCTAAGTTTATCTGGAAAAGTTATTTCTGCTGCTAAAGGAGTCGGAACCTCTGCTGTTGAAGGAATAAAATCAACAATAAGTGGTATATCTGATGTTCTTAATAGTGAAGTTCAACTTAACCCGGTTATAACTCCAGTCATGGATCTAAGTAATATTAAAAACGATGCAGAGACGATAAATGGTTTATTGAATAGTACTACTGCTTATAATTTAGCAAACAGTCAATCCTTGAGCGATTTACAACAAAATGCAATAGTTCAGACAGCTACTACTCAGGATAACCAACCCTTAGGACAAAATGTTCAGTTTGTTCAGAATAATTATTCACCTAAGGCTTTATCACAACTTGAAATTTACAGACAAACAAAAAATCAACTAGCTATGCTGAAAGGATTGGTAACCCCTTAATGATAAATTCAGTTAAAATAACTAACCATTTAGGCGAAGTCCTAACAGTAGAATTGAGGTTCCCGGAGAAATCCGGGTTCCTCCTTGCACATATTTCAGGATTAGAACCCCCGAAGGCTAGTGTTGTAACAACGGAATTAGCCGCACAGGACGGTTCTGTTTATAATACTTCCCGGGTTTCTAATCGAAATATTGTATTTACATTTGTGTTTGGAGACAAATATAGTCCAGAGGAGGCGCGTTTATTAACATACAAATATTTTCCAATAAAAAAACGAGTATCACTCGAGTTTATAACCGAAACAAGACAGGCAACCACATATGGATATGTTGAATCAAATGCAGTAAACATTTTTAGTCCACGGGTTGCAACTCAGATTTCGATTGTATGTCCAGATCCATATTTTTATTCATCGGCATTAACCTATACCTCATTAAGTGGTATAGATCCTCTCTTTGAATTTCCATTTTCAAATGAATCTCTATCTCTAAATTTAATAGAAATTTCTCAAATTTTAAACAATACAATAATTAACGTTCCATATTATGGCGAAGCCGATACAGGAATGGTTATTCATATTCATGCTTTAGGTTCAGCGGAAAATATTGTTCTATTTAATGAATTGACTGGAGAAACCTTTTCTCTTATTACCGATTTATTATATACAGTTGATTGGGATCCTCAAGGTTTAACACTTGGAGATGAACTAATCGTTTCTTCTATTCGAGGAGATAAATATGTCAAGTTTCTAAGAAATGGTGTGTATTATAATATGCTTAATATGAGGGCTATTGATTCGAAATGGTTAATCTTACGAACTGGTGATAATCTTATTGGATATTCTGCTTCTTCTGGTGAAAACAATCTGCAAGTAAGAATTGAAAATCCAACCCTTTACGAAGGATTATAACTATGGAAGAACTAACTGTAATAGATAGTAACCTTAAACAGGTTGGAATAGTTGATAGTTTTACTTCTTTGTTATGGATTGAGCGATTTAATGGATTTGGAGACTTTGAATTTTATGCACCATATAATGCGACTCTCCATTCTTTAATGAGTCCGAATCGATTTGTAAAATTGAATGATTCAAAAAAAGCAATGATTGTAGAGAATCGCGATGTGGAATTTGATAAAGATCTTGGATATATTTTAACCGTAAAAGGACGATCTCTTGAGTCAATATTATTAAGGAGACTTGCCCTGGGTTTTCCGCCAACAATTGGGTTTTTTAGTCCTCTTGTCGATAGTATGTTTTATGATAATATAATTAGCCCGATTGATACCAATCGAACAATAAATGGATTTACTCTTGCAGAAGGAACATCTTCGTGGTCAATGAATCCAATTTATAAAGTAGTTGAAAAAAATGAAACTGTTTATGATGTACTTGTTGATCTTTGCAGACCAAGAGGGTATGGGTTTAAGATAGAGTTAAATGAAGAGTTAATAACTATTCCGTCTATTAAATTTATATTCTCTTTTTATCATGGAACTCGGCGAGATTATACACAACAGGATTATCCTTTTGTTATATTTTCGCGAGAATTTGAGAATCTCGTATCGGCTAATTCAATAGAAGATTACACAAATCATAAGTCTGTTGGCTACGTATATGGTGCTGGAGATGAATTTACAGTTCCAGTTGCTGTTGTTGGAACGGATACTGATTTAGATAGGAAAGAAGTCTATATTGATGGTAGTGATATACCCTTAGATGATGAGACGGGAACACCGATTCCATCTGGCGAGTATTTAGCATATTTGGAAGGTAAGGGTTATGAAGAATTAGACAAACTTACAGCACTTAATACATTAGAAGCAGATATTGATACAGATTCTCAATATATTTATGGACGCGACTTCTTTTTAGGTGATATTGTTCAACTAGAAGATGGCCGAGGAACTGAGTATAGTGCTCGAATTACGGAAATTATACGATCAACGAATGAACAGGGCACAAAAATATATCCTACGTTTGTTATTGAATAGGAGAATAAAATGAAAAAAGGTTACGTAATAAATGATTATCCAAACCTCATTCCTTCGAATTATGATTTTGTTTATATGGTTGGAATGATCGGGACCGAGCGAGAACCATTGTTTTTATCAAAGTGGGCAAACATTCAGCATGATAAAAGAGGTATTATTCACCAACCAGCTTTATCGGTAAGTAATACTGAATATGATAATGCAAGTGCTTTTAAGTGGTTGTTAGATGATTTAGGGTATGCCAATTGGAATAATGGCAATCCATTAATAGTTGATATCTGGGAAGCAAAGGGAGAGTATCAGTTTAATTTGGATCATATAAGAGTATATGGTCAATATATATCTGATTATTTCGCCACGAATCTTAAACCATTATTGCGTTTAAATGTTGTTACCTGGGATGCTTATTTAAAAAATAATCGAACAGAAGCATTAAGGTTGTTAAATAATTGGGAATTGTTATTGCTTCAGCCAGGTGTAAGTAAACCGGTATCCTTGAGTGATTATGGTTTACCAGCATGGTGGGAGTACGATTTTGGTCTATATAAAGTTGACACAACTCGAGAATGGAAAATTGATGATTCACTACCACAACCCCCGGTTGATGATACTGAACCAACACAACCATCCGAACAAGAGTTACCACCAGAACAAGACTTACCAATATACAACGTACCAAAAAAGTGGAAAATTAGTTTACTTGGTGGATTAATCAAGGGGACCTTAGAGGTGGATGAATAAATTGCCTCACAAAAAAATATCGTTCGTCATTATAACGAACAGTAGAAGGAGATAATATGGCTTTAACTTATGGATTTTATAATTCATTAAACCAGGACCGTCTGTATAATGCCGAACATTTTAGTGCAATGCTAAATGGCGTAATAAATGATGGTGTGTTTATGGGCATTGGTGACCAACTAATGGTAATCCCAAATTCAACTCTCGGTGGAATGAATATTATTGTTGGATCAGGAAGAGCATGGTTTGATGGAACCTGGACAAATAATGATGCAGATTATCCCTTGGTTGTTCCAGCTGCTGGTGTTTCTTTACATAGAATTGATGCGATAGTTCTCGAAACAAATAAGTTGGAAGAAGTTCGCGCTAATTCAATTAAAATTGTAAGTGGTACACCTGGCTCCTCACCAGCTGAACCAACACTAACAAATACTGAAACAGTTAATCAATATCCATTAGCTCTTATTTATGTTGCGGCAAATACTACAACAATAACGGCGGGTATGATTACTAATAAAGTTGGTATGGCTTCATGTCCATTTGTAACTGGTATTCTTGATACAATGAGTATTGATAGTCTTATTGCGCAATGGGAAAGCGAATTTGATACATGGTTTACCAATTTACAGAACGAATTAGATTCAAATCAGGTAACCAACCTTCAAGCTCAGATTGATGCTCTAGAATTAGTTCTCGGACCACCATTGGATATTGCCGGTGCAATTCATGCTGATGGCAATATTGACACGGATTTAAATTTGATCGCCGATGGTAATATCACAGCAGCAACGGGGGTTGTAACTGGTGGAACGGTTGCTTCAAATGGCGCCGTTACAGCCGCTGGTAATATTTCTGGAGTTGATATTAATGCAAGCGGCGATCTTCATGCTGGTAGCGGTCTTATTGTTGGAGCTTCGAGTGGCGCTGTTGATAATGGCGTCATTGAATTGGCAGAACAAGTTATTGCACCATCGGCAACCGCAAATCGTATGAAACTGATTAACGAAGGAAACAAATTTATAGCTGTTGATGAAAACGGTTTAAAACACGTTATAAATGGAAAAATGGGTGTGACTTTAGTTATTGACAATGGAGCTGAGGTTATTACAACTGGAACCAAAGTTACAGCCGAATGTCCTTATGGAGCCGAATTATTAACATGGACCATAACATCTATGGATTTAACATCTGGAAGTATCTCTGTTATCTTAGAAATTATTTCATATGCTAATTTTTCAGGTGGAACTTGGACGACATTAGGCACTTTAACCATGACCTCGGCCGTAAAAGCAACTGGAACCTTCTCGGCCCAATATTTAGCAGAAGGTTCAATAATAAGACTCAGAATTGCTACGGCACCAACAAGTGTTAAGAAGGTTGCTGTATCATTGAAAGGAATGAGATTCTCATGACAAAAATAATTGAATTGGTTGATTTAGTAATTAGACGAATTGTTGTAAACTATGAGAGTAATTCGGTAACCGTTTTATATGATCTTGTGGACAATAATGGCAAGGTTTGGCAAACTGGAGAAGCAACATTTTGGGTAACAATGCCAGAAGGTGGAGAAAGTAATCCGAACTGGTTTGTTTTACCTGCAACTTATATTCCAACTTTATTGGGTTTAAAAACTGATGCTGATAGTGCTTTAACAGCGGCCTTTCTAGTTTAGAAGAAAGGATTAGTATGGCAGATATTGTTGGTTATCCTATAAGCGGTCTAGTACAAGATACGAATGGATATCAAGTTATAAACGGTAATTATTCAATCCCCTATAATGGATATCTATTAATACAAAAACAAAGGCAAGGTACAATAACTGTTGGTGGTGTTTCCATGAGTGAACTTTCCCATCTCGGCGATGCGGTTAGTGGTACATGGCTGTTTGGTTTAAAAGTTACTGCCGGAACAAAAACTATTGTTTGTAGTGTTAGTACATACTCTATACATGCTATCCTTTTCAGTTTCTCAAAAGGATATAGACAAATTGTAACGGCAACAGTAAAAACACCAATATCAGTAACTCCACAAAGGGGAGATGCTTTAGGTCAATTTGTTTATTGTACTAAAAGTTCCGCTAATACTAGTACCACCTTTTATGTTCCACCCACTGGATTCACCGAACTGAGCGATAGTGGAGCTATAGGCTCTGGTAGCGATTGGTGGCATGGTGGTGGAACAAGTTATCAAAATAATGTAGGCACTTCTGCTGTTAGTATGGCTTATACAGCTTTTACGGCTGATCAATATTATCTTTCATATAATGTTGAACTTGATAAGGAAGTCAGTGCCGGAGGCTCTCAAACAATTTGGTGGTTCAAGAAATGGTGGAAAGAACAGCAAGAAAAGAAACCAAAAATACTACTCCCACAAGGAGTAACAATGTAGCTCTCGCAATAATTGCAAAGGTTATAATGAAACCATACCATTATTGTAAAGGAGATTTATTATGTCACGAAAATTTGATAGAACAGATAAGAAGTATAAGAGTGTAATCAGATACACAAGATCATATGAAAATGAACTTGATTATCGTGATGACAAACTTAAACGAGAAAGTCAGTTACTTCAAGATGTAAGTATTAATAAACCAATTAAAGGATGTAAGGTTTGTTAAAGTAGAACAAGGGTCTAGGCTTAAAAGCTTAGACCCTTTCTTTGTCCTCGCAATAATCGCAGTGGCTATAATGAAACCATAAAATTATTAAAAGGAGATTGAAATGAAAATGTTAGCAGTTTACTATAGATATTCTGGATGTGATGATCTTAGGTATTTTAAATCAAAAGAAGAAATTGAGGAATGGATACCAAGAGCAAAGCAAATTAACCCAGATATAGTTATTGTTAAAATTGAAGAAGAAGAAATCGGATGGAGAAAATAGAATGGTTATAAGAGAGATGATATAAAACATGTCATCTTTTCTTTGTCTCGCAAGAATTACAACGGGTATAATGAAACCATAAAATTATTAAAAGGAGATTGAAATGTTAAAATTTGTTGTTCTTGCTACTGTTGGTGTTGGTGCTTATTGCGCAACCGCTTACGCAACGCAGACGATACTCAAGAAAGTTGTTAAACCCTCGAATTGTAAAGAGGCACTACTTGTTGATGGATTGTCTATGATTGCTGGAGTGGCTGTTGAATTAAAAGCCATGCAAATTGTAGTCGACATTCTTAATGCTCAATAGGATTAAGATAATATTGGATCAAAGATTAAAAGCCAAACATAGGCTTTAATCTTTTCGCGCGGTTTCCATACAACATAAAATTTTTAACTTTTAAAAACTTCAAAATGGAAGTGAAAGGAGAATTTCATGAAAGAGTATTCACCAAAAAGCTTAAACAATTTTTCCTTAAGAATTACCCCGAGGGAATTTTCTGGAAAAACAAATTATCGTAGGTGGCATAATGGCTAAATTTACAATTCCGAAATTTATTAAAGGCGTTGAGATTGTACTAAATGAGAATAGTACCCAGATTTTAACTGTTGCTGCAATAACGGGTACCATAACAACAGCCTTAATGACAGGAAAGGCTGTTTTACAAGCCGATCAACTACTTCAAAGGCACAAAGATCTAAAAGCACCTAAAGACAAGTTTAAGCTTGTGTGGAAGTATTATATTCCGCCAGCTCTTAGTGGTGTATCAACAATAGGTTTTATTATGGGTCTTAACCATGTTCATGCTAGCCGAAATGCTGCGTTAGCCGGTTTATACTCAATAGCTCAAACAGCGTTTAAAGAGTATAAAGAAAAAGTTGTTGAGACGATTGGTGATAATAAGGAGCGTAAAGTTAGAGATGCCATAGATGCCGATCATGTTCGCAACACAGCACAAACTGAAATTATAATGACTGGAAATGGAGACGTTTTATGTTTTGATTCTCTCTCAGGACGATATTTCAAATCAGATATTGAAACCATCCGACAAAAAATTAATGAATTAAATAGATCATTAATTAGTGAGATGTTTATTTCTTTAAACGAGTTTTATTATGAATTAGGACTAGATGGGATTGAACTTGGCAATAGTTTAGGTTTTAATATTGACCATGGGCTCTTGGATATACATTTTACCAGTCAATTAACAAAAGATGGCAAACCATGCTTAGTCTTAAACTATGAGGTAACAAATAGATAATTCTATTAGATATTGGATTTCTAACCGAGTAATCCAATTCGCAAAAAAAACTGATCCTATAATGAACGTATTATAAAAGAAAAGGAGAAGGATTATGCGAAACTATTCTAGAAATACGAAAAAGAGATTGATTGAAGAATTAGATAAAATTGCTCAGACAATGACATTAACCGAAGATCCTGAGGAATTAAAAAGACTTAGACAGAGGTACGAGGATATTTCCAGTGTGTTACAACCAGACTGGAAGATATCACCCGATACCGTTGTTATAGTGGCTAGTAATTTATTAGGAATTTTGTTAATATTAAACTTTGAGAAATTAGATGTAATTTCAACGAAAGCTCTCGGATTCGTAATGAGAGGAAGGGTCTAACACAGACCCTTTTCCTTTTTGTTTCTGTGATCCACTTATATTAAAAGGAGAAAAATGAACGAAAATGTAAAGGTTGCTATTAGTATTGGTGCTGGTTGTCTTGCTGGTTATTTGGTGTACAAAGGTGTATCGAATGCCCTTAAGAAGGCTTCTCTTTCCGAACTTATTGCGGTTTCAATTGGGATAACTGTTGGATCCCAAATTGTTGATGGGGTTGCATCTATGTTAGTTCAAAAAGCTGCTATCTCGCAATAATTACAACGGCTATAATGAAACTTAAACCATATTAAAAAAGGAGATTAGAAATGAAATCGGAATTAAAAAGGAAAGCCGTATATAATGCAGTTAAACTTACAACTGGATTAGTTGCTGGATTTGGAGCCAAGAAAATTATCCGCTATGCGATTGAAAAAGTTATACCAGAAACTTTAGGGAAGTCAGAAAACGCCCTAGTAGTTATTGGTAGCTATGCAATTGCCGTAGCAGTCGGTAATGTAGTTGGTGATCAAGTCGAGTTAGTAGTCGAGTCGTTTGTTGAATCTGTTGTTATTACGAAAGAATTATTTAAAGAGATGCAAAATAATCAGAACGATGTAATAGATGGCGAGTTTGTCGAAGTAACATGAAAATGTTGAACGGATAGGTCAAAGGAAACTTTGCCCTATTTGTTTTTCTAATTTAGGAGGTTATATGAAATAATTAATATTCACTTCGTAATTTAAAAGGCCCTTACGAAGATTACTAATGATAATAAAATCTATTTATTTAAACGGAGGTAAGTTCAATGAATGTATTAATGTATGTATTTAATAACTGGAGCGATATTCTTGTAATTATCGTTGTCACTATTGCGTTATTCATGTTAACTCGTCAATGGATCATGACAACTGCGCGGTCTCTCGATGGGGCTACGGCAAATGAAAAGTTATCATGGCTTAGTCGATTATTATCAAACCTTATTCCGATTGCGCTTGTTCTTGTAACAGATGCGGAGATTGAATATGGTGATGGCACTGGTCCACTTAAGCGGGCAACAGTTATCGCACAACTATATGATTATATTCCAGATGATTTTAAGCAATTTGTTACAGAGGCGCAGCTTGCTAGAATTGTAGAATTAGCGCTAGCAGAAGCAAGGGAGTTATGGACGGATCATGTTGCGATTGGACAATTAATTAAACCAAGCGAATAACATGAAAGGTGCAGTTAGAAAAAACAATAGAGCTACGCGACTAATTAGCACCAAACAAAAGATATATTTTGATACATACGCGGAAGCTCAAATGTGGCTTGAAAATACGAGATTGGAAACAGACGGAACCATACATCCTGATGATGATGGTAAATATGTCATATTTATTACAAAAGAAGATTAAAACAAGGAGATTAAACATGAAAGAAAAATTAGGTCAGTTAGTAAACGTTGTAAAAGAAAATCCTGGAAAAGCAATTGCCATTGGTGTGGGCAGTGCTATTTTAGCTGTTGTAGCCGTGAAAGCCGTTCAATATGTCGTCCAAAAACCGGAACTCCTGGCTGAAATTGCTGAAACATTAGAAGAAGCTTAACTCCACATTCTCTTTATAACTTTAAAAAGGAAGGAGAGACGAGGCGATGGAAGTCAGTCCAGCTCTCGGAATTAATCTGAAAGACTATTCCAGTAAAGATATTTTGACTAATAAAAAGTGGCGTATTAGTGAAAAAATTGATGGCGTTCGTCGCCTCTTCTTCAAATTTCACGATGGAACCGTTCGATGTTATACTAGAAGTGGAAAGGCAGATCTATGGTTGACTCATATTACAAAACGATTAGAAGATCCCCGTTTTCCATCTAATTATGTTTATGATACGGAATTAGTTGATTCAGGTTCTTATTTTTTGGAAGAAGAAAGTTATGTCATACGAAATACTACAGCTGCGAAAGCTTCACAACAATTCATAAAAAACAAAACAGATTTAATTGCTATTTGTTTTGATATATTTAAACCGGACGGAGACTTAACAAAAGGAGAAGACAGAGATAGGTTATTACAAACCATATTTAGTTCAGTTCCAAAAACTTGGCCGATCCAAATGGTAACTACATACGGAACTCTAGTTGGAAACGATTTAAAAACTCTTCGATCTTTAATGAACAAAATGACAGCAAGAAAAAAAGAAGGTCTCATGCTTATGAATCTTGATGCTCCATATATTCCTGGTCGGAGCAAAGAGTTAATTAAAGTTAAACGAATTGAGGAATTTATTGGACGGGTTATTGATATTGAATTAGCCGGGGCCGAAACAAAGATTGTAGGAGGGATATCTGCTCTTATCTGTGACGTTAATGGTTGTACAGTTCCGGTACGGGTTGGATCTGGTTTTACGGATGAAGAACGAAAGATATTTGCTAAAGATCCGCCAATAGGCAGGCTTATAGAAATAGAAGCTTTTAGTATGACTAAAAGAGGTAACGGACATATTTCATTAAGTATGCCAATCTTTAAACGAATTGTTGTATCAAACACTTAAATAGAAAGGATAATTAGTATGGGTGAACGAAAACTGATAAGAGAAAATGATGAGTTTCCAAGTAATTCAAATAAATCAAAAGAACAAGCAGAAGTAGCTGAACCAAAAACCGAAAAGAAAGTAGATCGAGTTGTTAGTGGAAATGTTATCAGAGCCAAAAAAACCTTTGGACAAAAAGCTTCTGAAATGTTTTTTGGTGATGACACACATTCGGTTGTCGATTATATCTTAAATGATATCTTAATTCCAGCTTTTAAATCAACAGTAAGTGATATGGTTAATGGTGGAATTGAAATGTTATTATTTGGAGAACGTCGAAGCTCATCTGGAGCAAGTAAAATTTATAGAGATCGTAGTAGATCATATGTACCATATAATCGAATATCTCGAGAAGATGATCGACGATCTCTATCAAGAAGTGCAAGAACCAATCACGATTTTGATCAAATTACAATTGAAAGTCGGGGGGAAGCTGAAGATGTTCTTAGTCATTTAGTTGATCTTATTGAAGACTATGAGGTCGCCTCGGTTGCTGATTATTATGATCTACTTGGCATTGAGAGCAAGTTCACTGATAGTAAATATGGTTGGACAAATGTCCGAGATGCATATGTTGAGCGAGTCCGGAATGGATATTCTATTCACTTACCAAGACCAAGGGAGATTTAAAATGTCACAAAATGACCCGAAAGAAGAATTTGTAAATAATTTGCTTAAATCGTTAGATCGTTTAGTACGCGTTTTAAATAATATACGGGAAGTAATTCGCCATGCAATAGAACTCGTATCAATGTTTATTGCATTTTGTTTATCTTTGATTATTTCGGTTGTACTATTAATCACTGATAGTTTTATATTCTTAGTAAAAGAGGCGATTTATCGAATAGAAGAACCTCGGATTATAGAAGGAACTTATCAGGAATTAGATCTGGAGGAATAAGATGCCTGATTTAATTAAAATGCGAAATGAATTATATTCGAAGTATCCTGGAAAAGCATGGAAACGGAATGTTGACACAATGCCTGATAATCAGATTGTAGCTGTTTGGTATTCGTTTCTTAAACGCGACCAACAGAAAAAATCACCAAAAGAATCCACACAATCAAAAGAACAGCAAGCAGTGCAGTTACGTTTATTTTAAAATACTATATTCTGAAAGGAAAAGGAAATGGCGAAAAGACCAATCACCGATTGTATGAAAGAATACCGATATTTGATTAACTCTAAAATGTATAACAAACCGGTTGTTATTCAAAGTGTTTTGTTTGCTCAAACCTTTGCGGAGGCAGATCGATTATTCTATTGGAAAATTCTTACAGAATTTCGACCCGAGGACTATAACACACTATTAACCAACGCTACTCTCGACAGTTGCACGGAATGTTTGATTCCAACCGAAGAAGCTCCTTTTGCAAATCCTGGACTTCTTATATTTGATGTAAAACTGGACGGTCAATCAATTCGTAACTTTGAAAAAACCCGCTTAGCTTGGAAGGACGAAAACTGGCATCCTGGTCGTAAAAAGGTTAGTATTGACGGCAACAAAATTGCTACCATAATTTTAATCTGGGGTGCGATATTTCTGATCTGGTTGGCCCAATACGTATTTTAAGAAGGAGTTTATTATGCCTAATAGAATGAATCCAAAAATTAATTTTAACAATCAATATGCAGTGTCTTGGAGAACCGATGAGGGTCATATATATAAGCTAACTTTCGAAAGTGATGACACAAGTATGACTGAAGGGGAAATTCATGTTCTTCTTACTGAACGGAAAAAAGGAATTGAAGAATATTTATTGAATCGTAAACTGCACTCACAAGGAGGTTTATGAACGAATATATTGAACTTCAAACGCGAGATGGACCAAATTTTATTAGGATTGTTAGTATTAAAAGTAAACCCGTTACAATGATGTATGAGCCAATAAAATTTACAATTGAGTTCGAAATTCTGGATCCGACTCTTACAAAAGAGGATTTTGCAGTCTTTTTAGATATATTCAAATCCGAATTGAACAAAGAGCTTCATCGTGCCATTCAGGATGGTGAGTTTTTAATTTAATCATATTTAAAGGAGGAAGTCGTGGTAGGCATTAAGAGATATTACGGAGAAAATAGATTACGTGACCAAGCAATTGCACAATACCTTAATAGTGAAGAAAAAAATCAGGAAAAAAAACAATTAACCTTTATAGCGGAAGAACTGATGGAGTTTTTCAACCTTCGGGATCTTGGAATCGATGGTAACGGCCAAAAATCAAGATTATGCAATGCTCTTGAGGAATTTGCAAACTTAACCGCAAAAAAGATTGAGTCTAAGCAGCACCCCACAGTAGTTGTTAACAATTCAGATCCGAAAGTACCTCAACTATTGAATAGATGGACTCTTTCATTGACAAATGATCAATATATAATGTCATTACTAGGATGGGAAGAATGTGACACAGTTCCAATTCTTAAAAATCATGCACCATATGTAACAACCGAATCAAGAATGGAATTTATTTGTAAGTTAACCCCAAGCATTACTGTCCAGTCGGTTGGTTTAATTGATCCAGTGTTTATGGACTGCGCAGAATACATGGATTTGAAATATTTGGGTGTTGAAAATCGATCATTTACTATTATGGCAGATCGAGTTTATTTTAAAGGTGAGAAACCTCGAGAACATGTTGCAACTTTCGTATTTAAGCACACTCCATGGAAAACCTGGGATTATGATATGGAAAACTCAATACGAGATCTCAAGGAAGGTAATGGGAATTTATGTTTGTTCATGTCAATTGGTTTGTTTAAACAAATCGTAACAGGACGTTATCGGGATAAACAACATGAATGTGTTAAAGGATTTTAATCCACAAATTTACTTATATTCTTCTGAAGCATTAAAGCATGTAGAATTAGAAGACGCAGTTAAAATTTTAGAAAGGTTTGGGTCCGTTAAAATTTTAACCGCAAAAGAATTTAATGATTTACAATTTGACAAATTGGAATCTATTAAATTAACTGCGGTAAAAGGAAACCAAACTCTTGACGACGCTCTATTAAAAAGTTGGCAAAGGTTTCTTAATTCGACTTTAAAGAAAAACAAGAGATCTAATATTTCTGCATTCGGTTGTGTATTTAAACTAAAAGCCTTCTTAATAAATATTTTTAAAGGAGAATCTAGATGATACTTATTACACATGCTCATATTTGTGATCGCTGTCATACAACCATTTTAAAAACTGCTGAAGAAGGAGTTGCGAGACGCGGTGGGCCATTTGGACTTAATCCGCTCCCTGGATGGAGATGGATATCTGAGTATCGAGAAAGCAAAACACAAATTTTACCATTTGTATATGCGTGTCCAGCTTGCGTTAAACACCATATAAAATTAATGAAAACAAAAGGAGAATAAAAATGTCACCAGAAACTATTAATGAAGATAGGCCGCCATCACGTAGTATCCTACGATCGAATATTCCTAGATCGAATATTCATAGCTCAAATTTGAAAGATTTGGCCCCTTTCCCAGAAGAGATACAATCGAGTAACCGGGAAATTCCAGAAGCGCTTAATGACCTGGATTCAGCCCTAAGACGCCTTGACAGTATTGTTGGTGAAATGAATGTAAAACTTACGCCGTTAATGGATATTGAAGTTTATGAAAAAGTTTTGGCTCAGGATGAAGGCGCACTACGTAAAGAGTATAATTCAACGTTTGCTCAAGGTTTAAATAATCGCACAGGAACACTTCGTGCACTTATTATTTTTCTGGAATCTATTTCCGATGCGTTACAACTTTAATAGAGGTCCAAATGACAGAAAGTAATAATGATCCAACGAAAGATAAGATTACCGAAGCCGTTGATCATGCTGCTTATGAGGAATCAATTGCTAGAAAACGGGAACTTCTAGCTGTTACGGATAGACTGAACACAAGTATAAAACGCCTTGTTCAGGTTGTTGATGCTATGAATGCAAAACTTATTCCTCTTTTAGAAACGGAAACCTTTGAACAACTTTTTGCTCCAGATGAGGCCCACTTACGAAAAAACTTTGCTAAAATACTATTAGATCGGGTTGATTCAATGTGTTATTTAATCATTAAGACTGTAGAGTCTATTTCAAATTCTTTGGAACAATAAACGGAGGGTAAATGCCAAACCAAGTATATATTAAGAATAAGTTAAAAAAAATAAATCCAGAATTGGGGGAGGAATTGGATAAAATGGGTAAGCGAAATCTCAGATGGGGTGTTCAACCTGAACGAGAAGAAAAACCAAAAAAGAAAGAAGACAAAAAAGAAAGCGAGTAAAATTTCGCAAGAATTACAAAGGGTATTATGAGAGAGATGGGTTCCATTGGGAAGAAAGATATCAACCAGGTATTGTCATATTTAAATGACTAACTAGGAAGATCGCCCATCTCTTATGTTTTTTCATACCTTTGTAAAGAGTTATATTTAACCGGAAGGAGAATCATGAACGAATTAGTTAGTAATTTAGGAGTCAAAGTAACAAAGCATGGTAGTAGAGCTTTGTTAAAACTGGGAAAACATGCCCCGACTATATTGGCGGTGGTTGGTACTGGAGGTGTTATTGCAACGGTTATATTAGTAGCAACAAAAACATATAAACATGCGCCCGGTATTATTGAAAGTCATAATCAAATGTTAAGTGCCGTAGAACGAGCAAAAACCGAACATGCTCCAGATTATACGGAAGCCGATGCACGAAAAGATACAATTCAAACATATTTTCATACAGCGAAGTCTCTGGGAAAAGCATATTGGCCTGTAGCTTTATTAGGAACAGCGTCCATTGGATGTTTACTTGGAGGACAACATATTTTAACGAAACGAAATGTAGCTCTTGCCGGTGCTTATAAAATGGCTCAGGAAGCCTTTGGTGCATATAGGAAACGCGTTGCTGATGAACTCGGTGAAGAACAGGAATTCCATTTTGCTTATGACACTGTATATGAAAAAGCTAAAGTCGATGTTGTTGATGAAGATGGAAAAGTTCATAAAAAGACAATTCAAGTTCAACGTCTAAGAAATGGAAAACCGGCAAGTATGTATGCTCGAATGTTTGCTGAGCAAGAATACGATACTGAAACCGGAACCTATACTGGTAGTAGCCAATGGTGTCCTCAATTTGATTATAATCTTTCAAATTTAATTATTAAGAATCGGTGGGCAAACGAACATTTAAAAGCACGTGGTCATCTATTTTTAAACGATATCTATGATGAATTAGGTTTTCCTCGAACAAAGGCTGGTCAGTTGGTTGGTTGGGTCTGGGATGGCGCTGGTGATAATTATATTTCCTTCGGTCCTGAACTTGACGATCTGATTGCAAGTCGTGGTGGGTATTTGTCATCTAAGGTTGATAATGCAATTCTTTTAGACTTTAATGTTGATGGCGAAATTCTGGATCTTATGTAAAAGGAGAACATATGAAACCCTCACCAATCCTACCAGCATTAGAAGAAGGCGAAGAGTTGAAGAGGGTTCTCCTATTAGTGGATTATAGTAACATTTTATACAGATCATATTTTAGTAGTTTAAATGGATCTGAAGGTCGTCCATGGCTCCCGGTTTTGCGTTTTCTAGATTCTCTCCGGTTATGTATTCAGCGAGCGAATCCCACTGGGGTTCCAGTTGAAATTATATTTGCCGGAGAGAGTCGAAAAAAACTTGAAAGAACCAAACGCGATCAAACCTATAAAAGTACGCGAATTCCTGTAACTCACGAAATATTTAGGAACTTTCGAAAGATTTTAGCTCTTATTCTAGACGATATGGATAGCCGAATAGTTAGTCGGGATGGTGCAGAAGCAGATGATGTTATTGCCAGTATTGCAAACGCAGTATGTAAATTAGATGATCCGCGAATGGAACCCTCACCAACAACTACAACCACCGTTATATTCTCAAACGATAAAGACATTTATCAATTATTAAAGTATAAACGATGCTATGTCTACAAAAATCCTGGAGTATTTTATACCCCCAAACTTTTTGAGGTTGAATTCGGATTTGCACCAAAGGAATATCCGTTATACAAAGCAATGGTTGGCGACAAGTCGGACGACATTAGCGGAGTTCAAGGAATCGGTCCTGTTACTGCGCGCAAACATATTTTAGAAGGAACGGTTCCGTTTGATGATCCCGAGTTTCAAAAAGCCCTTGACCTTATAGAACTGGATTATAATCTAGATGTTCCAAATGTCGGCGATCGACTGCGATTTGATTTAACATTAAGTCGAAGTGAAAACTATATTTATAAGTACTATGGTAAAGATACAGAAGCTTATGATGAAATTGTATTGGCTATGAAGATGCTTTATGCTGCTTACTATAGAAAATGACCACCAAAAGATTCGCGGAGTTGCCGCGACTAATCATATTTAAAAGGAGAAGTAAAATGCCAGAAAGTAAAGAATTTATTAAACTCTTAGACGATATTCGTGATCTTCATCGAAGAAAAAATGATGGGTATGCCGGAAAAGGATCGTCAGATCCATGGGCAAATTTTCGAATGTCTGAAGCCATAGGGGTTTCAGCATTTAAAGGATGCTTAGTACGTATGAGTGATAAATTTATCCGGATTACAAATCTCGCCAAGGATGAAACAAACGATCAGGTAGGCGAATCAATAATTGATACGTTGATGGACTTGTCAGTATATTCTCTTATTGCTATTTGTCTGTATAATGAACAACAAGAATTAGCATCCCAACCAGAAATAGAAGAAAAACCAACGTCTGGACGATATCCATGGGGGAGTGGGAAAAATTCATCATTACCAATTGCTAAAGAAAAAACCGCAGAAGAAATTGCTGAAGATAAACGCTTTGGTCGATATGAACCACCAGGAAAAAGTTAGGGAGAAAGACGAATGAAAATTTATATTGCTGGTGCAATTAGTGGGCAATCAACACACGGAGTTTTCACGTATTTTAAGCAAACAGCGTATCTATTGCAAGGTCTTGGATACATAGTATATTCACCTCTTATCGGAAAAGATAAATTGTTTCGAAACGAGGTAGAATTTAAAGCCGAAGGTTATGATTCAAATCCACGCATTACAAACCACGCAATCATAGAGCGAGACAGATGGATGGTCCAACAAAGCGATATTCTGTATTGTAATCTTACTATGTCAAAGGAAATCGTTTCAATAGGTTCTATGATGGAATTAGCTTGGGCTCATCACCTTGGTAAACACACTATTGTAGTTATGCAAGCAGATAATATTCATCGACATGCATTTGTCATCGAAGCGGCTGATGTTATATTTGAAACTGAGCGGGAAGGTCTTGAATACTTACGGGAATTAAGTTTAATTGGGAGAAAAAGAGATGAAAGCTAAAGAGTATGCAGAATCATTTTTAGCTTCCAGCAGAACAACCGATGATGAAGTTAATGCCGCTTTAAAACAGGTTGTTATTAATATGATGCAGGAAGCCGTTGATATTTGCAAGATGCGGCATTCAGAAAGTACTTCTTGCCTACTTGCTGCATTGCGAGAGCAAGCCGACAAATGGAAAGCTTTTGGAAGAATAGTTAATAAAAAAGTTAATGGCGAAGTTATTAAACCAAATGGCTTTAAAGACTTTATAGAAAACTTATTTCCTGAAATTAAGGGAAGAAGGTATTAATGTCCCAAGCGGAGATATGGGCTATGTTAACAAAGTTGTTTGATTCGTTGTATCCACCCGATAGTGGTATTGCCGTATATTTTAGACGAGATGTGAATCTATGGCTTGATGAAGATGGTGTAGAGCATTTTGATCTTAAAGATTTTGGATTTACAGCATTGCAACGAGAAACCATCTTAGCCCATATTCAAGATCATTTAAAAGATGAATATGTAAGTGTTCACAACAATAACGTAGAATTAGTTGAAATATATTGGGAATATCGAGAACAATATGACTATGTATAAAAAGGAGAGATTTCATGATTTTAAAGAAAATCACACTTTATGAAATTAATGATTCGGGTTATTCTTTAACATTTTATTTTGATAAAGAACGATCATTGAATGTTCCGATTGAAAGAGGGATATCTATTAAAGACGTTGTTAAAATTCTTTTAGATATTGTTCGTAGTATGATCTATTTTATAGAGGAGAAGAAAGCATGAAAAGACACCAACATCGCATACCCAAAACATTATTAGTAAAACTTTTGGGTATATTGGGCTACAAACTTGATCGTGGAACCTTGGTGGATCGCAGAATGTGGCGCGTGGCAGGCCATGGAAAAACCGAATATTTTCCAAGTTTAATGGAAATCTTCAAAGCCTATCGTAAGGCACCAACCAATGATTTACAAATAAAAATTGATCCCTATGTTGAAACAATTAACCGGGCTATATTCTAAAGGAGAATAAAAATGGAACAAAAAGTTTTATTACCAATTGCAATTGCATTCACGCTTGGGGGCGGACTTGGATATTTAATCGCAAGTAAAATTGCCGAGGCACACTGGCAAGAAATTGCTCATGATGAAATTGAAGACGTTAAATCCTATTACCAAAAGAAGTATGAATCCGAAGAAGCAGTGGCCGAAGTCGATGAAAAAATGGCATATCGAAAACTCGCACGAGAATATGTAAAACCAAGTCCAAGCGAAGTGGCTCGGCGAGCAACCGCAAAAGATATTCTTGAAGATGATGAGGAAGAAGAACCGGAAGAAGAGATAGAAGAAGTAGAGCAAGTAGAAGAACTTCCCGAGAAGCAGCCGGAACCATTTTTAATCGGATATGAGGATTTCATCTTTGACAACAATTACGATAAGATTGATTTATATTACTATCGCTTTGATGATGTTGTTTGTGATGTAAATGATCGCGTATATGTTCATCCGGAAGATCAACTTGGCGAGCAGTGGCTTAAAGATCTAAAGAAGAAAACAATGACATTTGTAAGAAACGATCAACTCGAAATCGATTATGAAATTCATTCATTAAGTAAATCATATAATGAGGAGGTTGCCATTAAGATGGAAACTGATACGGAAAGACGGTTTCGACAGATCGCTCGCCAAAAAGAAGCAATGGATACAATGAGCGACGAATTCATTCAAGCAGATGCGGAATTGAAGCGCAAAGGCGAAAAAAAGAAAGCAGCTTATACACGCAAGAAAAGCAATAAAGTTGCTTATAATCAAATTCCGCTTGCTGATGAAGAGGATGAATAGTCGCAACCAATTATATTTGAAAGGGGCCTACAAAGCCCCTTTCGTTTCTCTAAAGAAAGGAGGACTGTAACACGCTATGAACAAAGAAGAAACAAGATATTTAAATCATCTTAAAGAGATGGTTAGAATTGAAGATAGCAGCGAGTTCGAAGTTCTTTTAGAGCGTCTATGGAAAAAAGAATACTACAGTATATTACCAAATGATCAAAACCGAGCCAAAGATGGTATATTCTTACGAGATGAATCAAGTGATTTACCAGACTATAAATTCGGACCATGTAGAATATTGGAAATGTTAATAGCACTGAGTCGAAAAATGGAATACCAGTTAGATGCTGGAAGATTTAGTGAGACCTATGTAGATTTATTTTGGGAAATGTTAAGAAATTTAGGTGTACTAAAGTTCGATAACTTTACAGCTTTAACGGACGCGCAAAACTATGAACTCGATATGATACTAACGAATTGGTTAGATCGTAAATATTCTGCTAATGGCCTTGGAGGGATATTTCCAATCCATGGCTGGAGAAGAAATATACATCAGCCTCAAAATCAGGTTGAGATTTGGTATCAAATGATGTTATATTTGTCAAAAAACTATGAAGATTAGTCACGTTTTTTGTCACGTTTTTTGAAATGTAGCATTTTAAAAGTGTGACAGAAGCAAAAATGCTACAAAACCGTGACAGCGTCTTGACTAAAAAGATGGTAAAACCACCCGTAAATTGAAGAAAAATGCTATATTTTGTATGAAATGTCACAAAATCACGGCTAATTTCAGTTTACGCTATAAATTTTTTTTAAAAAAATTATATAAATAAAGGCAAAAACAGATGCAACATTGTGACAGTACCATCTCTTCAAGAAAGGAGGCCTTCACAAGAACATGGATTTTTTAGAAATTGTTGAAAAAGTAGCTATTAATAATAGTAAAGCACGTCCAGCAGGTTTGGTTGAAATTTATCCAGATTTCAAGGTTTGTAAGAGTCGAGACCTAATGGTCCGAGGTCATTCATTTTATGGTATTTGGGATTCTGATCAGAGTAAGTGGTTAACGGATGAAATGGAAGTAGTTCGTTTAGTTGATAAAGAATTATTTGAGTATAAGGAGAAGCATCACCCAGAAGAAAAGAATGTAAATATCCGAACATTGGCTAGTTACTCTAGCGGTGTATGGAACCAGTGGATTAAATTCATAAAAAGTATGCCTGATAATTATCATCCAATTGATGATAAGATTTTATTTGCAAATGACCGCGTTACAAAATCTAGCTATTCCACTCATCATTTACCATATTCTCTCGAGGCTGGATCTACAAAAAGTTACGATCGTTTAATGTCCGTTCTATATGATGATGAGGAACGACAAAAATTAGAATGGTCTATTGGGGCGGTTTTAACTGGTGATAGTAAAAAGATTCAAAAGTTTTGTGTTCTCTATGGAGAGGCTGGTAGTGGTAAATCAACCTTTTTAAACATTTTACAAAAACTTGTTCAAGGATATTACATTACCTTTAATGCCAAAGCACTTGTTGGTAATAATAACATTTTTGGAACTGAGGTTTTTAAGAATAATCCACTAGTTGCAATCCAGCATGATGGTGATTTAAGTAAGATTAGTGATAATAGTACATTAAATTCTATTATCTCCCATGAAGAGGTAATAATTAATGAAAAACATAAATCCCAGTATGCGATGCCGATTAATTGCTTTTTATTTATGGGAACAAATCAACCAGTTAAAATTACCGATAGTAAATCCGGGATTACAAGACGACTTATTGATGTACGTCCAAGTGGTCGTCGACTTTCTCCAAAAGAATATGATAGTGTTATGGATCAAATAGATTTTGAATTGGGTGCCATAGCTCAAAAGTGTATTGATATTTATACAGAAATGGGAAAAAAATATTATGATTCTTATCGTCCAAAAGAGATGATGTTTGAGACAAATGTTATATTTAACTTTGTTGAAGAAAATTATTTTTACTTTCTAAATGATGTAGACTTTCTACAATTGAAACAAGCGTATACTATGTACAAGGAATTTTGTCAAGAAAATGGTGTTGGATATATTTTACCAAGACACAGTTTTCGTGAAGAACTTAAAGCTTATTTTAAGGAATACGCTGAACAAAAAAGAATAGATGGTAAAGCTGTGAGATCTGTATATTGGAATTTTAATTCAGATTCAATCGATAATAGTCGAGCCACATTAATACCAGAACCAGAAGAATTATCTACACTTGTTTTAGATAAGAATGTCTCTATTATTGATACATATTTTGCTGATAGACCTGCTCAATATGCTAATCAGTATGGTATACCATATTTGAAATGGGATAATGTTAATACAAAGCTTTCTGATTTGGATACATCTAAATTACATTATGTACAACCCGAAAAGCATCATATTGTAATAGATTTTGATCTTCGTAATGATATTGGTGAAAAAGATCGGAATCTTAATTTATTAGCTGCTAGTAAATGGCCCGAAACTTATGCTGAATTTAGTAAGAGTGGTTCTGGTGTTCATCTTCATTATATTTATGATGGTGATGTTGAACAACTTAGCAGACTTTATGAAGAAGGAATTGAGATTAAGGTATTCGTTGGTAATAGTAGTTTGAGGCGTCAATTAAGTTTATGCAATGAGATACCAATTGCTCATATTTCGTCAGGTTTGCCTTTAAAGAAAGGAGTAAATAAGATGATGAATCAGCAGGCAATTAAAACAGAAAAAGCCCTGCGTGATCTAATCATAAGAAATCTAAATAAAGAAATTCACCCAGCAACCAAACCAAGTATTGATTTTATTAAAAAGATATTGGACGATACATATGATTCTGGTTTGATATATGATGTTCATGATATGCGAGGAAGAATTCTCACATTTGCTATGAACTCGACAAATCAATCTGAATATTGTGTTGGTTTAGTATCCCAAATGAAATTTGTATCTGCGGCCGAAAGCACCCCATCAAGTAATTATGATAATGAGAATTATGTATTTTATGATGTTGAGGTCTTTCCAAATTTATTTATAATTGTGTATAAATTCATGGGTGATAATCATAAACCGGTTATTATGATAAATCCAGCACCGAGAGATGTTGAAGAATTATTTAAATTTAAATTAATTGGATTTAATAATCGCAGGTATGACAATCATATTTTGTATGCGCGTTACATTGGTTACAATAATGAACAATTATTTAACTTAAGTAGTAATATTGTCTCAAGCAATGGAACACAATATTTATTTAGAGAAGCGTATAATTTATCTTATACCGATGTTTATGATTTTTCAAATAAAAAACAAAGTCTTAAAAAGTTTGGGATTGAATTGGGTTTGCATCATAATGAATTTGCGCTTCCATGGGATGAGCCAGTACCAGAAGAGAAATGGAAGATGGCCGGTGAATATTGTGTTAATGATGTTATTATTACGGAAGCCGTTTTTCAGGATCGAAAAGCTGATTGGGCAGCCCGTCTTATTCTGGCCGAATTAACTGGGATGACACCTAATAATTCTACAAATCAATTGGTAACGAGGCTTATATTTGGAGAGGATAAAAATCCAGAACTCGTGTATACAGATTTAAGTGAAACGTTTCCTGGTTATGAATGGAAACAGATTGATGGTAAACAATTTCGAAATATTTACCGTGGTGATGATATTGGGTTTGGTGGGTATGTATATGCTGAACCCGGCATTTATAACAATGTGGCTCTTATTGATATTGCATCTATGCACCCCACATCATTAATCCAAATGAATTATTTTGGAAAGTATACAAATGCATATAGTGATATTAAAGATGCTCGCGTTGCTATTAAACACGGAGATAAGGAGGCATTAAAAAATATATTTGGAGGAAAACTTCTTAAGTATGTCAGTGATGATTCGATTATGGATGATTTGTCTTATGCATTAAAGATTGCTTTGAATTCAACTTATGGATTAACTTCAGCTCGTTTTGAAAATATTATGAAACACCCAAAAAATGTCAACAATATTGTAGCATTAAGGGGCGCTTTATTTATGCGAACTTTACAAGATGCGGTCCAAAAACAGGGTTATAAGGTTGCACACATTAAGACAGATTCAATAAAAATTCCAGATGCCGATTCATATATTATTAATTTCTGTAAAGATTTTGCGAAACAGTATGGTTATGACTTTGAACATGAAGCAACATATGAAAAGATTTGTCTTGTTAATGATGCCGTTTATATAGCAAAATATGCTTATTCTACCAAGAAGACAAATATTGGAAAATGGACCGCAACAGGAGCACAATTTCAGCATCCATATGTTTTTAAAACTATATTTAGTAAAGAACCATTAACATTTAAGGATTTATGTGAAGTTAGAACTGTTACTGGAAATTCTGCTTTATATTTAGATTTGAATGAAAATCTTTCAGAAGAAGAACATAATTATAGATTCGTTGGAAGAGCTGGTGAGTTTTGTCCAGTGATGGATGGTAGCGGCGGTGGTCTTTTATATCGCAAAACCAATGATAAATATTATGCCGCAAGTGCTACAAAAGGATACCGTTGGCTTGAAGCCGAAGTTGTTAGTAATTTAGAAAAAGAGAATAGTATTGACTATCGATATTTCAATGAGCTTGTAGATGATGCTATTCAAACAATTAATAAATTTGGTGACTTTGAACAGTTTGCCGAAAAATAAAAAGGAGACAGATATGGCTAAAAAACAATCCCCACGCGTTACAGAGAACATTAATATTGCAAATGCAAGAATTGGTTTCAGAAACTTTTCAGGAAAGGAAGGTCAATATAATCCACAAGGTAATCGGAATTTTGTTGTCTTTTTGGATGATATAAATGTTGCAAAAGCATTAGAAGAAGAGGGCTGGAACATTCGGTGGTTAGATCCACGCGATCCGGCCGAAGAAGCACAACCAATTTTGTCCATCCGGGTTCAATATAGTTACTATCCACCAAAGATTATTCTCGTTAATTCCGAGGGAAAACAAACCAATTTACGAGAAGAAGATGTAAGTATTTTAGATTGGGCGGATATTGAGCGAGTCGATGTAACGGTTAGACCGTATAATTATAATGTTCATGGTAAGGATGGAGTTAAGGCATATTTAAAAACGATGTATGTAACTCTTCAGGAAGATCCATGGGAAAAGAAATATATTAATCCACCAGATTCGGCACAAGCGGCAGTATGTGCACCAGGTTATGAATATCGTGATGGTGCGTGTCGTTTAATCATAGAAGAGTAGTAAATGCTTAGACTCTATGACCATCAATCTGACGCCATAGAGAGATTAAGTCCTGGGTCGATCCTTGTTGGTGGGGTCGGCTCAGGAAAAACCCTTACTGCACTTTCATATTTTTATGAAAAAGTTGGGAAAGGCAAAATTCCTAGACATAAGGGCGACTCATTCTCTCCAATGAAGATTAACAAAAAACTTTACGTCATTACCACAGCTAGAAAACGAGACACATTGGATTGGATAGATGAGGCCGTTCATATTCCATTAGAAATAACAGCGGTTGACAGTTGGAATAATATTCAAAAGTATACAACTGTAGAAGATGCATTCTTTATATTTGATGAACAGCGTGTTGTTGGTGGAGGAACTTGGGTAAAATCCTTTTTAAAAATTACTAAAAAAAATCAATGGATTTTATTAAGTGCGACTCCAGCCGATACTTGGATGGACCTAATTCCTGTATTTATTGCTAATGGCTTTTATAAAAATAGAACAGATTTTATTAGAAATCATGTAGTATATAGTCGTTTTAGCAAATTTCCAAAAGTTGAAAGATATTTACAAGTTTCGAAATTAATTCATTTACGGGATTTAGTAACCATTCAGATGCACTTTATTCGCAACACGGTATCTCATTATGAGACTATATTTTGTAATTTTGATGAAACTCAACAAAAGATTCTGATGACAAATCGCTGGGATATTTATGATAACGAACCAATTCGTGACATTTCAAAGCTGTGCTATTTATTACGGAAGTTAGCAAACTCTGATCCAGACCGGTTAGACAAACTTAAATCACTTTGGACCAGACATCACAAGTTAATTGTTTTTTATAATTTTAATTATGAGTTAGATACTCTTAGAGATTTTGCGAAAAAAAATAATATTGTTAGTGGTGAATGGAATGGTCACAAACACGATCTAGTTCCATCTGCAGATTCATGGTTATATTTTGTTCAATATATGGCTGGAGCTGAAGGTTGGAATTGTACCGAAACCGACACAATAGTCTTCTTTTCACAAAATTACTCGTATCGTATTATGACTCAGGCTGCTGGCCGAATTGATCGATTAGATACACCGTTTACAGATTTATATTATTACAAATTAATGAGTAAATCCATTATTGATTTGGCAATTGATAAAGCATTGAAAACGAAAAAAAAGTTTAATGAAAATCGATTTACTGCTCTTTAAGTTCGCATTAAAAACATTGCCTATAATAGAGGAGAAGGAAATATGCCATTACTTATGGTATATTTTTGTGTCCTTTTTGGCAAAGAAAGGTTATCATGAATGAAAGTAAATACAGAACCGGTTTGATAAAACGGATTAAAACACGTTTACCAGGGGCAGAGGTAATTCTCAATGATCCTCATTATATTCAAGCAATCCCCGATGTGTTAGTTTTATATAATAATCATTGGGCTATGTTAGAAACAAAACGTGATAAAGATGCTCCTCATCGCCCAAATCAAGATTATTATGTTAGTAAATATGGTCAAATGGCTTATGCAGCATTTGTATTTCCAGAAAACGAGGAGAAGATTTTAGATGAAATGGAACGATCACTCAAAACTTAATGGAATACACGCGTTTCTTTCTCCATCTAAATATCATTGGGTAAATTATGATGGAGATAAACTCGAGCGGGTATATTTAGCATGGCAGGCAGTTCAACAAGGTGTAGAAGTTCATGAGATTGCGGCCTCCTTAATTGGACACCGCATAAAACTGCCAAAAATTGCAAAGTCACTTAATATGTTCGTTAATGATGGTATTGGTTATAAAATGGAACCAGAAAAAGTTTTATATTTTTCACCCCATTGTTTTGGAACGGCCGATGCAATTAGTTTTCGAGATAACATGCTAAGAATTCATGATTTAAAAACCGGAACCACAAAAGCCTCTATTAAACAACTTGAGGTTTATGCTGCTATATTTTGTCTTGAATATGGAATTCAACCAACTGATATTGAAATTGAATTGCGTTTGTATCAGTATAATGAGGTTCTAGTCCATAATCCTGAAGCTGAAGAAATATTGTATATTATGGCTAAAATCAAAGAATTCGATCAGAGGATCGAGGACATATTAAAAGCGGAGGAATAATCATATGAGCGAATTAAAGCATTATGGTACACCTCGAAGATCAGGAAGATATCCTTGGGGTAGTGGTGACGACCCTCAACAGCGAGACAGATCTTTGCGTGGACATATCAAAGAGTTAAAAGCAAAGGGCATGAGTGAAAAAGAGATAGCAGATGGTTTGGGGATATCCACAACACAACTTCGAGCTGAGGTTTCGTTAGAGAAATCCGAACAAAGAAAAGCTGATGCAGCGCAAGCATTGCGCCTTAAAGATAAAGGATATTCTAACGTTGCGATTGGTGAACGCATGGGAATTAATGAGAGTTCTGTTAGAAATCTACTGGATCCAGTTATGCAAGAGCGAGCTTTAATCACTGAACGGACTGCCGATATGCTCCGCGCTCAAATTGAGAATAAACGATATTTAGATGTCGGCGCGGGAGCTGAAAATCAAATCGGTGTTTCTAAATATAAATTAGATACAGCCATCGCCGAGCTCCAAAAAGAAGGATATAAAATTAGTTATGTGAATGTTACTCAAGTCGGAACCGGTAAACCAACCACCATAAAAGTCTTAACAAAAGATGATGTAACTTATAAAGAGATTTATGCTAATCAGGATAAAATTCAAACGATTGCCGATTGGACACGAGATGGTGGTCGAACCTGGGAAAGTTTAAAGAATCCGGTTCCTATATCCTCAGATCGTATTAGTATTCGCTATCGGGAAGATGGTGGCGAAGCAAAAGATGGAGTTATAGAACTTCGACGCGGAAAATCAGATCTTTCCTTAGGTGAAGCAAGTTATGCACAAGTTCGCATTGGAGTTGATGGTACTCATTTTTTAAAAGGAATGGCCATATATTCAGATGACATGCCTGATGGTGTTGATGTGATATTTAATACTAACAAGAGTCAAGATGTTGGAAAAATGGGTGCAATGAAACCTATTAAAGATGATCCCGATAATCCATTTGGCTCTATATTCAGACAAAAAACATACATTGATACTGATGGAACTGAAAAGCTTTCTCCAATAAATATTGTGAATGAAGAAGGTGATTGGACAACTTGGTCAAAAACCCTTTCCTCTCAAATGTTATCAAAACAACGGCCATCATTAGCAAAACAACAACTTGATTTAGCTTTAAAACAAAAACAAGAAGAATTTGATGAAATTTTAGCCCTAACAAATCCGACAGTTCGACAAAAAATGTTACAAACCTTTGCGGATGAATGTGATTCGGCCGCGGTTGATCTTAAAGCTGCTGCCCTTCCACGACAAGGAAATTATGTAATTCTTCCATCAAATGATATTAAAGCAAGTGAAATATATGCGCCTAATTATGTTAATGGTGAACGGGTGGTTCTGATTCGGCATCCACATGGTGGAACCTTTGAAATTCCACAATTAACCGTTAATAATAATGATGCTGGAATGAAATCGATATTTGGAAATGCTATGGATGCGGTTGTAATTCATCCAAGCGTTGCAAAGAAACTGTCTGGGGCCGACTTTGATGGAGATACAGTTCTTGTTATTCCGAATGGGAAGGGTCAAGTTAAAACCTCACCATCAATTAAAGGCCTTGCGGATTTTGATCCGAAACTGGCATATCCTGAATATCCTGGAATGAAACGGCTTTCAGAAACAAGCAAACAAACTGAGATGGGAAAAATATCAAATTTAATCACTGATATGACCATTAAAGGGGCTTCTCAAGATGAAATTGCAAGGGCTGTTCGTCATTCAATGGTTATTATTGATGCCGAAAAACACGGATTAAATTACAAACAGTCTTATATTGATAACAATATTTCTGATTTAAAAGAGATATATCAGGGTGGATCCCGAAAAGGGGCATCAACTATTATATCTCGTGCCTCATCCGAAATTCGAGTTGATAAACGAAGTTCAGAATATTCTATTGATCCAAAAACAGGAAAAAAGATATTTAAAACCACGCCAGAATCGTATGTTGATCCAAAAACAGGAAAACTCATTGATAAGAAAATAAAATCTACAAAAATGTATGAAGAGGATGATGCTCGTAAACTTAGTTCCGGAACCAGAATGGAAGATATTTATGCTGAATATGCGAATGGTATGAAAAATATGGGTGATAAAGCACGACTTCAGTTTGTTAATACCCCCCGTTTAGAATATTCTCCATCTGCTAAACAAACTTATGCCACACAAGTCGAATCCCTGAAAGCTAAATTAAGTATCGCGATAGGAAATAAACCAAGGGAACGACAGGCACAACTTTTAGCGAATCATGTAATTCGAACTAAGCAAACACAGAATCCAGATATGACAAAGGATCAGTTAAAGAAAGTAAAAACACGAGCTCTTGCCGAGGCTAGATATAGAAAATATGCAAAAAAGACAGCCATTGATATCTCGCCAAAGGAATGGGAAGCTATACAAGCTGGTGCAATAAGTCATAATTTCTTAATGCAGATTTTAAATAATACACCCCTTGATCAAGTTAAACAATATGCAACACCAAGAACTTCTTCCACATTCTCCCCCACCAAACTTAATAAGGCTCGGGCAATGTTAAGTAGAGGTTACACTCAGGCAGAAGTTGCAGCATCTCTTGGGGTATCAACAAGCGGATTATTAGATGCATTGAATGAGAATTAAATTACCCCTCCCCCCGCTTCTTTATTGGGTTCTAAAGGGCTATTGACTTTAAGTTATAAAAGCCCCATAGTTATAGAAACCAACCACTAATAACCTATTGGCTTGATGGCCGGTCTCAATTGTAAGTGTAGTGTATTACCGTTTAATTCCTATTAAGTATGGTTTCAGATACTAAAGTGACTTCCTCCTCCTAAAAGTTATGAGACCGGCCATCGTTTTAAAAAATTAATGATAAGATCTTTTAATAACAATGTTTAATTGTGTAACATGTATGAGAAACTTCGTACTATACTCCCGTCATTGTTTCTACCATCGTGCTAGGAGAAACACGAAGTCTTAGGTAAGATTAAAAGTATCAGAATAAACTTAGAATTTGAGAAAGGAGAAGCTTTATGAATAAAATTAAAGCAATTTACCTCACCACAATTGATAATCCTTTTAATCCATCACAACAATGGGATGAATGGCGGAGATTTGATGAGGATCACCAATACTTTACATCACAATACTTAGCCCGCCTAGCTAAAACATCAACAGAATTGTCTGAGGAAGACTACTTAATTGAGCTGGGGGATACAATTGATAGGATTTGTGATTTAAATCCTATAGGTTTATATAAAAAACTTGTAATTTATGAAGAAGATGTAGAAAATAGTGTTGTATCTGAAGAGGGGGGAGGGGCATAGACCCCTTCAGTACCCCCCTGTTGCAT